TTAGCAAAGATGCTACCGTAAGGAATAGTAGTGGTAATCCTAACCATCCGGACTATTACTCTAGTATAGCACGCATCATCACCAGAAAGCCCCATCTTACAGGATAACTTACACAATTAAGCTCTTAAGGATATTAAATGAAACTTACTAAGATAGGTTATGCTGATGGACCTATTTCCACTACCCATACAACCTTACAAGACCTTGTACCTGGTAGACTCACTCCTATTATCCTAGTACCAGATGATCAGACTCTACACGAAGTTAAAGGATTAGCTTTACTACTAAATAAGGTGACTATTGTAGAAGTTCTTGAACCAGGAAAGGAATTACCGTGGTCCTCCTACATGTACTCCCCCTGGCATGTGAATACGGATAAGTACACTCTTACCTTTGGTATTACCAGTGAACTGCAAACTCCTCACTTGGTATATGCTTCCTCCTATTTAACTGCTTATAAGTAGGATAGCTATCATATTTTTGCATATGAAAAGTAGCATAGTTATGTATGGCTACAGTGGTGTGGCTGGGGCTACACCCTTACACTCAACCATCCCCCCCGGTATGTTGACGGTGTAGCCACTACCCTACCCCACCTTACACGTTACACATGCTCCGCATGTTATGGACATGTCGTCCTATCATCAACTATTGGAGCTATCATCATGACTACTCAAGCTACTGTACGTATGACCGCAGGAACTTTACTTGGTACTGTTAACTCAGCTGCTACTACTGTTGCAGATACATTCGGTACAGCAACTAAAGCAGTAGGTATGCTTAATTCATATGTTAGTACGATGGCAGAGAAACAAGCCATTCGTACTAAATTAGAAATGCATACCTTTGTTAATAAACTGGCAGAGGAAACAGCTATGACTGAGACTCTGCGTAAGAAAAGTATCGAGGAATTCTGCAAGGATTCAGAGAACGCTCGAATCTATAACGCAGAATATTCCAAAGTAATTGACATCCTGACTAAAGACTAAGTCACATAGGAGACTCTTCGGAGTCTCCTTTTATAAACATTAGATAGATAGTCAAAAGTAGATAACTATCTACTTTGGAGATAGATAATGGCTAAGTACATTTGCATAAAATCATTAACTAAAGATGTTCCTGTAGGAACAGAACTGGTAGGAAAATACCACTCACCAGGAAGATTCATTCTTACTGAAGATAGTAAATTAAAGTGTGTATCAGGAACAGGACCACGTTGGTACAAAGATGACCAACTACCTCTTGCAGGTGCTTTATGGGTATGGCAATGCCAAGACCCTATTAAAGCTTTAGAACGCTATGAGAAAGCTGTTCGTGCCCATGAAATGCTTGGTGCTCAAGACCCGGAAGATTGGCCTGGAATTGAGAAAGAGTATGAATCTGCTAAGGCAGAATTGCTTAATCATTTGTATTAAAAACCAAGACCGCAGGCGTTGTCTGCAAGACAACGACGCTCCGCGTCTTATGGATGATGTAAATGCATCCACTAATCATTGAACTTTTATCCCTTTGTTTGGGTGTTCTCACCGACGAGTTCACCCGTAAATCACATAAATCTGGAGAGTACAAAATGTCTATTCAAAAATTCACTTTCGGTCAATCTAACACTGCTGCTTCTACTGCTAAAACTGATAAACCAAAAGCTCAGTTCTGGCTGAACATTGGTTATGTAGCTAACGAAGGCTCTGATGATGAGAAATTCATCTCTCTGCCTACTGGTATTCCACTGGATACTCAGGAGCCACTGCCTACTAATAGCAGCAATGCTGACTTCCGTGCTATGCGTTGTGCACAGAACGACTTGCTGGAACAGTTAATTGAGTATGCTCAGAACCTGGAACCAGGTGAAGAAGGTATCATAAACCTGCAAGTTCAACTTCGTCGTGTGAAAGCAGAGGCTGCTGACATCCCAGCAGACGAGAATAAATATGCTCGTAAACTGACTTTCTAATCAACCAATAGACTCCCTTCGGGGAGTCTTTTATTTTTAACTAGACGATAAGCTATTTCTACTTTTTGAGTATCTTTAGACGAAGGGTACTGAAACAGTAACCAGATAGATATAGATTTATATTAGAAGAGGAATTAACCATGTTAGACTTCATCGCTTTCTGTGTAATCTTCTACTTTCTGGGTTGGAAGTTACGTCATAAATGGTTGCTTATTGCTAAACTGCCATTCGTTACTATCGAGTGTCTCATTGCTAGTATTAAACACAAGAAAGCAATGACTCAGTACTACAAGCAACAAGCAGAAGAGTTTGCAAAGAGGAACCAGTGATATTCACTAACATAGATGATGCCATTGAAGAATGTATCTTTCGTAGGTATCACACTGGTGTACAGAAACGACACTATGGTGTTGTACAACTCAATGGCTATCAAATGGTTGTAAGAATTGTACGTAAGAATAAACCTTTTAACTTTATGTGGAGTACTAAATCATGCGTAAATCATTAATCATGGGAACCAGAGAAGACGTGCAAAAGATGAAAGAACGTCTGGTTGCTAAGAAACAGACGTCTGAACCAGTACGTAAGATTGTTACCTTCAACCATTCATGTATCAAGTAACTAGGAGTCCTCCATTAGGAGGGCTTCTATTTTTTATTCCTGAATAGTTAGATATGTATTTAAATAGGAGAAATAACCTTGAATGAAATTGTTTGTATACTTCCTCAATCAGCTAAGATAGCTGACAGGAATATCCGTATCCACTTACCCTTTCCATTAAGTAATCCATTCACTCGTAATGAAAGAACCACAGTAGAAGATGTAGAGGTAGCTTATGAAGCTTACCTCCGTAATCGTCTTATTAGTGGGGACAAACTAATTACAGCAGAGATGGAAAGGATTGCATCCTTTGTAACAGATAGTACAGGCAAGCCTGTTGGCTTAATTGGTACAGAGTCTGATGTTAACGTTATTCGTAAAATATTAATGGAGGCATTAAATGGCTAAATATAAGGTAATACGCTTTGCAGATAATGAACGTGGTATTGGTGCAGAAGTAGAGAAAAAAACATTCTTTGGAACCAGTACATGGGTAAAAGTTAGTACACATGGACACAGTGAGTGCTTCGATAAATGGGTTAATAAAGAAACCGGTGTATCCGGTTATGCTGATACTACCCAATCAGAGATTAATGACTTCTATACTGCCAATCACATTACTAAGGAATAAACAAAATGTTGTTCAGCACTAATTATGGTATTTGCCCAATTTGCAATAAAGGAAGAGGAGTTGCTAATCATAAGAAGTGTAGTCGTATATTACAGAAACAACGGAATCAGAAAGAATGGGATAAGGTGCTGAATAATCAGCATAAAGAAGAGAATCAACAGATGGCTGTTAAAGCATCTACTCAACGTATTCGCCGTATTAACTATATACAGGGGTATCAGAAATGATTATTGCATATCCTACAGGCAAGACTGTGGAATATATGAAGCATACTATTCAAGTGCCTCACTGGGTTAAGTATATAGCATTACTACCTCGTCAATATAAGAGTGCTAATACCTCACTAATAGGATTCTCTAAAAAACCTAAGCTAACAGAAAACAATATCTGGGTATCCTCTGGGAGACAAGAAGAGATTGGTTTTTGTGATTTGAGTATTGTCAATAATAACGTTTACCTAACGCTGGAGAAAGTAGCATGAATATTGAAAATTATGAAATCACTTTAGTAACAGCAGACAGTAAAACTGTGATTAACAAACAATTAAATAATGACCCTGAGATGCTTAACTGGGTTGCAGAGCAATTTGCTGATGTTAACTCAGCACAGGTAACCCTACGGAATATGTCAGGAAAAGTAGTAGCATTTACAGGCAAGGAGCCAGTATGAAAACTATTCTAGTAATCCATGATTCTACGTTTACTGATGTAGATAAGATGATGCGTAATATTGATTATGTATCTCAGACAAGCCAAGCATTCAATGAAGAGTTTACTCTGTACTGCAATGCTGAATCTCCTCTGGTTCCTATCCTTAAGGAATCAGGTCTACCATTCTCTACAGAGAACTTCCCGGAAGAACCAGACTATGTAATCTCATTTATCTATGACTTACATGATGGTTCTGAAACTAGTGAATTAGCTATGAACCAGTGGCGTAGTAAACGTCCTGTGTTTGCATTTCAGGTACTTAAACCATGAAGATTATGTCATTAGGTGATGACACCAATGCTTTACTTGGTGTATCTGCACGTCCAATTATCATTGTTAATAAACATCACGGTAAATCCGGTGAGTATATTGGGCGTGGCTCACCATTAGGCAATCCATTCGTCATTGGTAAACATGGAACCAGAGAGCAAGTAATTGCTAAGTATAAAGTCTGGTTACAAGAACAGATTGATAAAGGTAATCCAGTTGTACTGGATGAACTTAATCGTCTGGGTAATAAAGCCATTGATGAGAAAGGATTAGCCTTACAGTGCTTCTGTTATCCAAAACCATGTCATGGTGAGGTTATTAAAGAGAAGCTAGTAAAGGCTATGTATAACTACTTTGTAGAAAATCTAAAAGGATAATTTATGAAAGAAATCTTAGTATTCACTACTAATGTACTTGGACAGCATAACAATGCTGCTGCCAAATTAGCTTATAAGAAACACGGTGCTCGCTGGGGCATGGCCTATGGTCATTATGGTAATAGCTTTGCCATTCCAGTAAAGGATGGTTATGGTAACCGTATTAAAGAAGGTGCTATCTATGGCTTCATTGAAGGCTTTATTGCATATGCATCTTCTAATCCACAATGGGATTTCAAAGTAATGGGAGATAACTTTCTGGACCCATACCTGTTCAATAATGTCACTGGCAATGTGCTATTGCCAGAAGCATGGCATAAATACTTAGGTAATGCTTACAACTATTGGAGTTAATAATGACTTATGAAGAACTATGGTCTGCTCAAGTCAGAGCCAGAGCACTCACACGACACGATATCTATTGTGCATTACAGAACGAATTAAAGAGTCGTACTAAGCTGGGTCACATATCCGGCTTAGTTAAAATACCTATGACTAGCCTAGTCTGGCCTTATCAGAAGAAAAGTAATGAGTTTAATGGTAATGGTCTGCATGTACGCATCGACTACATCGGTAATGAAAACAGTATTCGTATTACCTTTTGGACTAAGCGTTAGTTAATGGCTGCTCCGCAGCTTTTGGTTATTAATCACATTTAGGAGAATAAGCGATGTACTCATCCATTGAACATCAGAAGCAACTCGAAAAACTATTCAATAAAAATCAGCTCTTGCCTCGCATGAGGAAGGAATTCGAGGACTCCGAAGAAATTGACTTTAAGGCATTCGCTGCCTATTTAGAAATTGATTATAAGCTGCTCATTGATGCAATGGTGCAGATTGCCCTACATAAACGTGCTGACATCCAAACTATGATTGGTTCTCTAATGAGTCACTCAGATGATGCTCAGTACATCGCTGACTGTCTGTATAAGATGGCAGAGAATGACTGCTTCAACTATGACCCTACCATCGACAAGTTCGGTGTTATCTATGAGATTAGTGAAGATGTACAGATGGAACTGGAAGCATTCCAGTACCCATTACCTATCGTAAGTGCTCCTAAGCCTGTTAAGTGTAACCGTGATACTGGTTACTACGAAAGCAGAGGTAGCATCATACTTAAGAAGAATCATCATGAGATGGATGTCTGTCTTGATCACATCAACCGCATGAACAATCAACGTCTCTGCATTAACTGGGACGTTGCTAACTACGTAAAAGACTCCCGTCCTAACATGGATAAACCCAAAGAGGGTGAAACCCGTCAGGACTATGAGAAGCGTGTTAAAGCCTTTGAGAAGTACAGCCGTACAGCTAAGGAAGTAATGGAGTTAGTGACCAAAGAAGGTAATAACTTCTCACTGGCTCACAAATATGACAAACGTGGGCGTACATATGCCTGTGGCTACCACATCAACTATCAGGGAACCAGTTACAACAAAGCTGTACTGGAGTTCGCTGATAAGGAGTTAGTAAATGAAGACTAACATTGGCTCATATGAGCTATGGGTTAATGAAGAATGCGTTTACTCCGGTACATATGTGAAGTGCTTATACTTTGAAAAGCTTTACAAGCTTCAAAACCCTGAGAGTAAAACCATTATTTATAAACTATCTGCCGACGTAGTAACTGGCTAATCCATCCAATAAGCAGGCTCTCCATAGTGGGGAGCCAAGAAGCAAAAGGAACATAAAATGCAACTGTTAACCGCTAAACAATACCTGAAAGTAGATATCGCCAATAACTATGGTCTGGATAAAAAGACATGGGATGAGCGTATTGCCTGGTTCGATGAGAACGAAGCTAACCTGCTTAATCTGGTAGATGAAGCTGAAGATTCTGCACTGTTCTATGCTGGTGTAAATGCATGGAAAGATATGAAAGCAGGTAAGCCTATTGGTTATGCCGTAGCTCTGGATGCTACATCATCTGGCTTGCAATTACTGGCTTGTCTGACGGGTGACCGCTCTGCTGCTGAACTGTGTAACGTAGTTAATTACATGGGTGAGAATGGTAAGCCATTACGTCGTGATGCTTATACAGTCATCTATCACAAGATGTTGGACATCCTTGGTGAAGCATCTCGTATTAAACGTAGTGACACTAAGCAGGCAGTTATGACTGCGTTCTACGGCTCAGAAGCCAAGCCTAAAGAAGTATTCGGTGAAGGTATTCGTCTCAAGACTTTTGAGAATGTAATGGAAACTGTTGCTAGTGGTCCTTGGGCATTGAACAAGTTCTTACTGCAATGTGGTAATCCAGATGCCAACCGTTACATATGGATACTTCCTGACAACTTCCACGCTGTCATTAAGGTCATGGTTCCAGAAGTACAGACTGTTAACTTCTTAGGCAAACCGTTCGACATTACTCGTATGGTTCAGGGTACTGAAGAGAAGACTCGTATGCTCTCTGCTAACATCACCCACTCTATTGATGGGATGGTGGTACGTGAGATGCTGCGTCGTTGTAACTTCGACCGTGACTTAGTGGAAGCTGTGCGAGAACTCTGCGATGAAGGTCCATCAGAATATGGGGAGATTGCAGGTAATCTGGAGAAGGTACAAGAGCTATGGAGCCATTATGAGAAGTCTGGCTTCTTATCTTTATCCATCCTGGACTATCTTGACCCATGTACTATTGCTTATGTAGACCGTCAGGTAGTAGCAGATATGATTGACACTCTGCCTAAGAAACCATTCCCTGTAATGACTGTACATGACTGCTTCCGTTGCCATCCTAACTACGGTAATGACCTGCGTCGTCAGTACAATCAGATCCTGTCTGATATTGCTAAGAGTGACCTACTGGGCTTCATCCTGTCTCAGGTACTGGGGCAAGAGTTCTCTGCTGGTAAGCTGGATGACAGCCTCTGGCAGGACATTCTTGAAACAGACTATGCGTTGAGTTAATAAACTAGCCTCATTCCTTCGGGAGTGAGGCATATTTTTTGCTTGGAGGTAACAACTATGCTAATCCCTTTTGAAGTAATCTCTCAGTTAATACTGATAGTTTTATCTGTACTGGTTCTGTCTACAATAGTTCATGCCCACAAATCTAAGTTTGCTTATTACTACTATGGAGCATACTCACTAGGCTGCTTTGTAATGGCAGGATGGATAGCTTTTGCTATCTACTGTGTAAACAACTAACCCTCCTAACGGAGGGTTTATTTTTTTACATGTCATGTATACTAACTCTGCTATTTACTTATGAGGAAATTGATATGCCAACTTTGAAAGTAGGTTTTAACAAAACCACTAATGTTGCAACTGTACTGGATGCCAGTGGTTCTATCCCAGGTGGTTCCGTAGAAGTAGGAACCTTTGTACACCCAGATGCCACTTACCCTGATAGCTTAGTTATCTTCCATGGTGTTCGTGACCTGCTGTATAAACGCTCTGCTAAAGATCCTTCTAAAGAAGGCTTCTGGCCTAACAACATCGTGGATATGCAGTCTATCTCTATTGATATGAAAGCTACTCCACGACTGACTATTGCTACCAAACTGCCTCGTGTAGTCTCTACTATCGAAGGTGAAGACATCAACTGGCACGTTGATGTAGCAGGTGGGAAAGCACCATTTACTTATAAATGGCAATTCAAAGCTGATACTGCTGGAGCAGCATTCGCTGATATTGATTCAGGTGAGAACGAATCCGCTGCTACTGCAACACTGACTCTTAATGACGTAACAGCTACTTCTGCTGGTACTTACAAAGTGATTGTTACTGATGCTAATGGAACCACGGTAGAGGATGAGTCACTATTAGCTGTAGGCTATTACGAAGCAAGTTCACTGGTAGCTACTCCTGATTCGCTGGCTCTGTCTGTTGCTGCTGATACAACTGCTGGTAAGACTGTAACAATTGTTGCTATGCCTGTTGGTTCATCTTCTGGTGCTTTATCTATCAAGACTGCTCCAGATTCTGGTCGTGCTACGGCTACCATTGCTGGTAACGTACTGACAGTTAAGCCAGTGGCTGCTGGTGATACTACTTCTGTAGTAGTTACCAATGGTACGGTAGATATAACTATCCCTGTTACTGTTGCAGAATAAGGGTATTCTTTGTTTGGGGTTATAAACCCTGAGATAAAACCCTCAAGTTTGACCTCCCTATTGAAGGGAGGTCTTTTTTTGACTTAAGCATCCTGGAGCCAGGAAATGTACAAAGAAATTGCATTCTTCTCATTCTTATTAGGTGGTTTAATAGGTGCAGGATTTGTAGCTATTTCTAATACCTACTTTGGTTCTACTCCAAATTCTGTAACGCAAACCCTCAAGCATGAATGTGAATTGAATATTCCTCGTAATCAAAACTGTGTAATGCAGTTCGTACCGGAGAAGAAATGAATATCCACAATCTACATTTGGTTGAGAAACTGTATGAAGAATACAACAACAACCGACAACAATTAGCTAGTTTGAAGAAGTCACCACATATGGTGAAAGTATCATTCAATGGTACGGATTTAGGACCACAAGCCCGTACAAGAATACTTCCTGGACTACTGTCCTTTTATCAAAGGAGGGTTGCTGTTTTAGAGAAACGCTTTGAACATTTAGGTGTAGATTTATCACCACTTCCAGATGAAGGAGAAGAGGGATGAAAGTAACAAATCGTTCTGAGAACAATGAGGTAACTTTCGGTGATGTGGAGCCTGCTAATGGTTTTATTTATAACCAGACAGTGTGTTTAAAGATTCACTTACCTGATGGTAAACCTGCTGCTGTTGCTGTAGAAACTGGTAAATCATTCTGTCTATCTGCAAGTACATTCGTAACACCAATAAACCTGGAAGGATATTACCTTTGAAATTAACACAGTCCCAAGCAATCTTCCTTCGTATGGTTCAAGGTGGCTCTGCCACCAGCAACCGTAATAACAAAACCGCACAGTCTCTTAAGAAGCTGGGCTTAGTACAGTTCAATGCTGGTCTTGGGTGGTCATTAACCCCTATCGGTGTACTTAAACTCAATGAATTAAAAGGTAACTAAATGAAAACTTTATTTAAAGGTATTGCAGTAGCTGCACTGATAGCTTTGGCTCCAAATGCACAAGCTATTGAACCAGAACCAATTTTGGAAGGTGCTCAGGCTTATCTGGACAACACCCATGATGAGTTCGGACAAGGATTCTTCATGGGCAGTATGATCTCTTACATCGAGAACACAAATAACTGTGTTCCAGATGGTATGAAGTATTCAGACATTCTACCTAAGATTGCCAAAGTAGTTATTTATGACTCTGCAATCCTCAAACTGAAGAATACATCTCAAATTGTTGTGTACTCAGTACACAAGGCGTATCCCTGCACTAAATCTTAATCAGTAATCCCATTAGCTTTAGGAGAGTAAGTAAATGGCAAGCATTGACTCCTTGACTGTATGTAATTCACGTCAAGCTCGTAACTTTATTATTCGTGCCCTGAAAGCAGGTAACGTACCATTCCTGACTTCATCACCTGGCATGGGTAAATCTGCAATCATTCGTTCTATTGCAGAAGAATTTGGTATGAAGTTGATAGATCATCGTCTGTCTACTTCTGCCCCAGAAGATCTTTCTGGTCTACCATTCCGTAATGGTGACCGTGCAGAGTTTATTCCATTCGCTGATTTATTCCCTATTGAAGGGGATGAAGTACCAGAAGGTTATAATGGCTGGCTCCTGTTCCTTGATGAGTTCAACTCAGCTAAGAAAGAAGTAGTAGCTGCTGCATACAAACTAATTCTCGACCGTATGACTGGTCAGAAAAAACTTCATCCTAATGTGATGATTGTCTGTGCTGGTAACAAAGCTACTGACCGTGCCATTGTTAATCCTCTGGGTACTGCAATGCAGTCTCGTGTGGTTCACTTTGAAATGGAACTTAACTTCGACATCTTTGTTGAAGATGTAATGATTCCTCAACAATGGGATGAACGTCTGGTTGCATTTCTACATGCTAACCCAGGTTATCTGCATGACTTCGACCCAGCCCATAAGAACAAAACATTCTGTTGCCCTCGTACTTGGGACTTTGTTAACAAAGACCTTAAGAATCAGCCGGAAGGTGCTCTTCCTGATGAAGATTCTATCTACTATGCAGGTCACGTTACTGCTGGTAAGGCTACAGAATTTGTTCAGTTTACCCAGGTATATAATCGTATGATTACGATTGAGAAGGTAGTCAAAGACCCTATGGGTTGTGCACTACCAGAAGATAACAACCTGTGTTGGGCTACCGTTAACCATCTAGCTAACAAAACTACTGAAGAGAACTTCGCTGATGTTCTTCAGTACATCGAACGCTTTAAAACGTTCACCCATAAGATTCTGTACTTCCGTACAGTAGGCAGAACATTACCAGAACTTCAGGCTACTCCTGAATGGCGTAAGGCTGCTGCTAATATCTCTCGTTACATTCACGGATAAAACAATGAACCAATTTCCTCAGCACACACTTAGTGATGAACAACTCATGCGCGAATATGACCGTATTCAGGCGCAGGCGTTTCTCGGACGCAGTGCTGCCTTCTTTGGTTCATTACTATGTAGTCTTAAATTCTCATGGAAACGTGAGGATTGTCCCACTGCATGTACTGATGGGATAGAACTCCATTTCAACCCAGACTTCTTTATCTGGATGTGTCCAGATGCAAGGGAAACAGTATTAATGCATGAACTATGGCATGTGGCATATCTACATGACATCCGTCGTGGAAGCCGTGACCCGGAAGTCTGGAACCAGGCATGTGACCACTTCATTAACCTTCAGTTAGAGGAGGATGGTTACAAGTTCACTGGTATTAATGAAGGCATTTGCAAAGACCCTCAATATAAAGGATGGGTCGAAGAAGACATCTACGATGACCTGATGAAGAACCCTCAGAAAAGGCAGAAGCCGTCAGGGGGTGCTGGAGCAGGTCTTGCTGGCGACATGAAATCCCCCACTTCGGGACAGTCCCAGGGTGCTGTCGTCAACAACGTAGTACGTGCAATGCAGAGCCAGAAGATGGCTGGTGGAACAATGCCCGGTAAGGGTGCTGGTCGTATGGAAGAGGTTATTACCCAATTCCTTAAACCAGTGGTTCCATGGCAAGAAGTACTCATGAACTTCTTTACCGACATTGATGACACTCACTATACGTGGGCCAGACCTAACCGTCGTTACACTGACATTTATCTACCTTCCCTGGAAGATGATGAAGGACGTCTACGACACCTAGCCTACTTTGAGGATGTATCTGGTTCTATTAGTAGTGCTGACTCTCTGCGTTTTAACTCAGAGGTTGCCTACGTTAAGAGTCAATTCAATCCTAAGAAGATGACCCTAATCACCTTCGACGATGTTATCCAGGAAGAAATAGACATCACTGAAGAAGATACTTTCGAAGAGATTAAGATTACTGGACGTGGTGGTACAAACCTGGAACCAGTACGCGAATGGATTATTAAGAATAAGCCAACCGCTGCAATCATATTCTCTGATATGTATGTTCGTCCAATGGAAGAATTGCCATTTGATATTCCTATCATCTGGTGTGTTCTGAATAATCCTAATGCTACCGTACCTTTTGGGGAGGTAGTTCATATCCCTAAAGGAATGAAATAATGGTTGTTAATGGTAATTCTCTATATCGTTCATCTCAGTTGCTGGATGTCCCAGACCGTAAGATATCCGAGCATGGTGTAAGCTATGGATTAGGTGAAGCTGGTTATGATATTCGTATCAAACAGGATATTACCTTCTATCGCTTATTTGGGTTGATTCCAATGGTGAAAGTCGTTGATGGAGGTCAAGTATCACGCCATCTAGGTAAGTTCGCGTTGGCATCTGCAATTGAGAAGTTCAACATGTCCCCATCCTGTGTAGCTATCGTTCACGATAAGTCTACATGGGCAAGACGTGCATTATCTGTGTTCAATACCGTAATAGAACCAGGATGGAAAGGGTATTTGACTCTTGAACTGGTCTATCATGGTCGTAAGAAACTACATATCCCGGCTGGTGCTGGGATAGCTCAAGTATTATTTCATCTGGTTCAGGAACCTGCTAATTACAATGGCAAGTATATGAACCAGGAAAACAAACCAGTGGCTGCTAGACCTTCAAAATAAAAGGCTATCCGGCTTAATCAAGGAAACAACATGTCAGTATTTCAAGTAACTCATGCAACCTCAAATCTACGTTTAACCATTAATGCTGCAAATGTAGTTGCAGTGGAACAGATTCCACTGTCTGATTGTGCACGTATTACGCTTGTAAATGAAGGTACTTTGGATACCAAAGAAAGCTATCGTTCAGTACGCAATTACCTGAAAAAAGCTCTTGCTCCTGCAAGCAAAGACGCTGAGTAAGTAGCTGCCTAAATAGCCCAGCATAGTTGGGCTATTTGAGAAGAAACTAACTCAACCTCACATAGGAACCATCATGGAATCTTTAGCAGCAATCCTTGTTTTCTTATTCATATTAGCTGTATACCTTATCCCTACTATCATTGCTTTTGCACGAGGCCATGCCTCTAAGTGGGGTATTGGTGTACTCAATATCGTATTAGGCTGGTCATTAGTATTCTGGGTAGTAGCACTGATTTGGGCACTGTCTAATAAAGGTCAGAATCAAGTTACAAACGTAACTGTTGTTCAAACCAATAGTGGCAGTAAAACAGAGTAACTAACCTAAGCATCATTGCATAGTGGTGCTTGTGGAAGTTACTTCCAGCTCATTGCTTATCCATCTCCTAACCCAAGCCCACCTAACCCGTGGGCTTTTTTATTTACAGGTACTCTTATGTCAAGCAGACAAAATGGTAAGTCTATCCTGCAAGGACTGGACTTAAGTAAGCTGGAACAAACTGCAATGCTTACTTTAGGTAAAACCATACATGACCAAGTGGAAATGGATGGGATTAGTTCTGATGTCTATGCAAAAATGCAGGCTCTTATTCAGAAAGGATGGCCCAGCAGAGTATTTAATATACCTACATACATTCCCCCAGAACCCCATCTGAAATCTAAGGTAGACCGAATCATAGATAAGTTCTGGCTTAACCCATGTGGAGATGACATGCATCTTTACCTGGCTCAAATACAAAAGAATCCTCGTACTAAGGATGTGTTTAAAAGTAAGAGCACTACCCATCACTACCCATGGTATAGAAGGGGTAGTAAATACTAATGCGTATCCCATTCCTAAGAAAAAGGGAACGAAATCCTGTTCTTTATAATAAAGGCATAGAGGATGAGTATGAACTCAACCGTAAAGCTCGTTCCTACACAACAAAACTATTCATGGGGACTAACAACCCTGATAGATTATTGGACTTTGTTTTTGAACAAGTCTTTATCATATACAGCTTAGCTATGTCTGCTGGTTCACGAGAAGTAAGTGATAAGGCAAGACATGCTCTCTGTATGCTCCGTAAAGAGTATGAAGCCCTCATGTATGAAGACTTGTACTCCTTTAAAGAAGAAACCGCTGTAGCATGTTCTGTGGCTCTTACTGAAGGTGTAGCAGTATTACAAGAACTACCCCGTAGTGAGTTTAAGCTGGTATACGTTCAGGTTAAGAGAATCACAGAGACAAGAAGTGGTATCACTAACTATCTAAGGTCATTCTAATGATTAAGGCATCAGTAATTGCAGATTCCGTTCATCCAGAAACAGGAACCCGTATCACAACCTTTGAATTGGTTTATCCCCGATTCATTCACAGTGAGTTTATGACTCACCGTGTATTCAACCGCAATGCTTCAAGTAGCCGTGCTATTCCTACCTCTAAGTTAATCGAACAGGTTCGCAATGAACCAGTGATGCCAAGTCACTGGGGCAAGAACCAGAAAGGTATGCAAGCAGATGGAGAACTCACTCCTATGGAGATTGAGGATGCTAAGTTTATCTGGGATAACGCTGCATCTGCTGCTGCTGTGTATGCTGAACAGCTACGCCGTGGGCAAGTACATAAACAGATTGTTAACCGTATTCTGGAACCCTTCACACATATCCGTGTAGTGGTAACCTCAACTAGCTGGGCTAATTTCTATGGACTGCGTGACCACAAAGATGCACAACCGGAGATTCGTGAACTGGCTCAAGCAATGCGTAAGGCACATGAAGAAAGCACACCAAGAGCATTACCGTATGGGCAATGGCATTTGCCATATATTGCTCATATTGACCGTGTTGGGGCTTACAATTTCTGCAAACGTAATCGAATTACACGCGATGAACCAAGTGATGCAGAAGTGCATGGACTACTTCTCAAGGTAAGTGCTGCACGCTGTGCTCGTGCTTCCTATAACAACTTTGAGGGACGTCCCTCTACTATCGAAGAAGATCTTGGCTTATTCGCTAAGTTAGTGGAAAACCAACCTATTCATGCTTCACCAACGGAACATCAAGCTACGCCTATGAACCTTGGTGAGAAGTATGTGAATAACATGAACCCAGTTACCTGGGAACAAGGTGTTACATCCATGGATAAAGAAGGGAATCTGTACTCAGGTAACCTGCTCCACTTTATCCAATTCCGTAAATTAATTCCTGGTGAGACTATTACTGAATGAAAAAACTAGCTCTATACGCAATGCTAATTAGTACCCTACTAACACTGACCTACGCATACAAAGTTGCCTTTGTCGTAGAAACAGATATGCAGTTCATTCGAGCTAGTATTCTGTTCTTTGTAAGCGAGATTGGTTTATGGTGTGTTTACTACTTTGCTCGTGACTACGAAGCAATTCGTGAGCAAGAAGAAGTGAAAAAACAAATGATACGATTTGTAGAACAAAATCGTAAGTAAACCTAAGACCTCCTCCGGGAGGTCTTTTTTTGGTTTCAATTAACTCTTTCAGGAGGGCATATGCCTGCTAAATACCGTATCAAAGACACACCCGTAATGTGTGAGGGTGAGAAGGGCGACATTGTATATGCCTGTATCCAGGATGATTTCAATGCTGCTCAGATGCTAACCCAAATGACAAATACACTGCATGTGTCAGTAACACTGGACCCTACCGGTGACTATCCATGCTTCCCTATTCCTGCCCATAACCTGGAGCAAATCCATGATTAACCCTGAAGTAATTCATAGTAAAACCGGTAAGGCTGTCCCACTCAGTGAGATTGCAGTAACTGGTGATATTGCTGCTTGTCCAGCTAACATTGCCTCTCTATGCATATGCATCGCTGCACTAGCAGAGGAACGTAAGTTATGGCTGGAACCAAGCAAGGAAATGATTCAGGCTGGTTTAGCTGAAGTACAAAACACGTTAGATAACTGGGAAGAGAACGGCCCACTACCATATGGAACGGTCAACGATATAACAGATGACATGGCATCAGATATGGCTGTGTTTGTATTACAAGCAATGGCAGGTAAACGCAATGGCTAATGTAAATATCGCCTCAGAGAAAACGTATAGCATTCAGATTAATGGTTTAACCGAGTATCAGGTCTTATTCCTAATGAATGCTTTTCAAAATAGTCCTGTAGGTCACCATCCTAATGATGAACCACGGGAAGAAGCTGAACTTCGTAAAGCTATTTTTGATAAGTGTAAACAAGTTCTAATGTAAGCAACATTTAATCTGGAGAGTAAATAAATGTTAGTTGCAGATACCAACGAAATAGCTACCTCAGCGACACTGGGTGGCAAAGAAACAATTGCCTTTGGCATCTCAGATGACTCGGCATTCTTCCATGTATTAAGTACTTCCCTGTATAACAATCCTACTCTGGCAGTAGTTCGTGAGACTATATGTAACAGCTGGGATGCTCATATTGAGGCAGGTAAAACTGATACCCCTATTCGTATCACCATTGATACAGACAACTTTATTACCTTCCGTGATTACGGTAGTGGTATTCCAGATGAACTCATTGGTTCCATTTATGGTGTCTATGGTGCATCTACTAAGAAAGCCAACATTAGTGTTACTGGTGGCTTTGGTCTGGGATGTAAATCTCCATTCGCTTATACAGATAGCTTCCAGGTTACTTCATGGAACCAAGGAAAGATGTCTGTATATAACGTAGCTAAGGCTGCGATTGAGAATGATGGTAAGCCGGGTATTGTCCCTATTGTTACCAATATACCTACTGAGGAATCCGGTCTGGAAGTTAAATTCCAGTTAGGCAAACATGATTTAAATACCTTTATTCATTACATCAAGTCAATCGTATTTAACGGTGAGATTAAAGCTGAGCTTAGTATCCCTAAACTCGTTAAAACAGAAGAAGGTAATAGTATTCAACAAGGTGACTACACTTTACTGAATACGCTGGGCATGTCATTTGAACCTGGTTCATATGATATGTCTGATAGATGGTATCAGGGCTATATGGGTAGCAGTAACATATACGTTCGCTACGGTAATGTAATGTACCCAATTGTATCCAGCCCAGCTAGTGAAGAAGCTGTAGGTCTTATCCTCAACTTCATGAATATTATTGGTGCTGGCAATTTAGTAGTTCAGGCTGCACCAGACACCTTAGCTATTGCTCCTAGTCGAGAAACACTGTCTAACCAGAAGTTAACCGACGATGGTATTACTACTCTATGCGTAGATTTAGTAGACCGTATGGAGAAAGAGATTAAGGCTAAGATTCCTGAAGCCATTAAGCAGGTTGAAGAATATGCCTCTAAATCCTCTACTCGCTTTTGGGAATATCCATCTTTCTTGGGTGCTGTTACAGATAGAACTGTTCAACGCTATATGTCTTCTAGTTTATGGACTAAACAACGTAAGCATCACATAAAGCACTGGCGTAACTTATCCAATAAGGCGTTATTAGCTCGTCCTGAATATGCAGGTCTTAAGAAGCTGTATGGTAAGGCTATGCATGCTCTTAAGGATACTCGTGAGGAAAGTACATACTCCCCATTCTCAGAATTAGTATATCGCCATCTGCATTTACCTCGGCTTGCTGCTTTAAAAACCTCTGGTATTAAGTGGTCTGGTTACATAATGAATCAAGGCAACCGTGTTGACTTGGTAAAAGGTAAACTTACTGACTACTTTAGGATATACAATAACTCTCACCAAAGTATTGGCATATTTACTACCAAGAACGTTGTAGTTACCCGACGTTTATCTGACTGTGCAGACTCTTTCTCATACTTCCCTGAATACAATCGAGGTGACCTGGAGCGTACAGCTTTTGTTCATGTCGTTGGTCCTAAGAAAGGTGCAGCAGAGGAAGCTGTAGCTAAGTTCACTGCTATGGGTTATCGGGTGATTGACCTTACTCAATATAATGAGTGGGACAAACCAACTAACTTCCGCAGGGAACAAGCTAAGATAGCTGCTGAGAAACGAGCCAAGACAATAGCTGCCAATAAAACCAAAGCAGGTGGTAAAACCAATGCTCTGATTTCATTGAATGCAGTTCTTGGTGCTACCCAGGTACGTAATAAAAATGGGGATTGGGAACCCAGGCCGTATATTCAGAAAGAATTTGCTGACCCAAGTCGTCATGAGAAATATGGTTTCGTTGAGATAGAACAGCCTAAGTACTACGTACTAGCCAATCAGGTTGGTTCTGGTAGTCCTGTAACTGCTCGAATTGGAACCATGTGGAAATGGTATGAGTTGCCTGATGAGATGAAAGCAGAGACTGTTGTCTGTCGTAATCAAATCGAAGCTAACAAGGCCAAACGACGAGGTGCTATCCACATTGATGATGTTCGCTTTAGTGAATTGATGTCTGTTATTACCAGCAAAGGCTTCAAGAAATATGTTACTGAACATCGCATCGGTATTCTTGAATACGTAGGACTGGATGACAGGGAATACTGGGAAATTCTAGACATACTGGGTCTAACCTTCAAACCCTTACAGAATCTGATTTTCAAACCAGAGTATGAATGGGCATATGACTTTTTACGAAATCGACCACACGACAACAAAGAAAAACTTGTTGAAATGGGTTGTATTAAGTCAGTTGATGACTTAGAGCCATATGTAAAACTGGTTAATCCCCGTAACCATAAGTACTTTAAAGTACTTAATGATTACAAAGAATTATTCAGTTATAGCTGGAATAAAAATGACATCCTACAGACGCTGGACTTAGGTAGTTTGGTCAAACACCTTAAGAAGAATCCAGAGGATATTCCTGGGTTTAAGTCCCTCTACCGTAATCGTCTAAATAAACTGAAAGGTAACTAATCTGATGAAAATCGAACTGATTTCTATCATCGCACTGGCAGTTGACAGTCGTAACCTTACATTGTGGAAGCCCGATGGCTCCACGATTGTATATCCTCAGAGCGACCCACGGGTTGCTCGCATTGTATCTGAAGCTCAAACTAAAGGTCTGGGAACTACCAAAGACCAAATAGAAGTAAACATCGCACCAGAAGTAAACCTGCGTACTGAATATCTGGAAGCAGAGAAGAACACTAACGGATTCGTCCGTTTCTTCAAGGTAGCTAAAGCTAAACTCAAAGAGTTCTTTCAGGATGGTACAGGTGTTCCACCTGACCGTATTATTTCTGATATTAAGCTGGGTAATCCTACTAAGACACTGGTGTCTAAAGCTATGGATACCTTTCTGGCTGTACAGGCCAATGAACCAGAAGTAACTGTAACAGATGGTTGTTATGACAAACGTGACAATCTGATGTGGGTTACTGGCTGGGACAAAGACCATAACCATCCTGCACTGGTTCGTTTTATTAACGACGTAATGGGTTGTGGGTATGAATATACTAACACCATGCTCAAACAGGAATGGCCTGTTGCAGTTCGTGCAGTATCTGATGATGAAATGGGTGAGTTTGCTAAACAAGCCGAACACATCAAAGGGGTTCATGTTGTATTCACCAGTCGTAAACATACCCCACCACCTTACATTGAAGTAACTAAAGTTACGAACCAGGATAAGCTGGCTGCTGCCTCGGAGAAACTAGCTGCATTGGGTGCTATTAGTACTGATGACGCTAACTTCCACACCGATGTGAAGGAAGATGAAGTGGTTGTTGCTGTTACCAACAATGGGGTTATCCCCGGAGTTGAGAACCTGCAACGTCACTTACGTCAGTCTGCCAAGCTGAAAGACTACAAGGGCTTTACTAAGTTCCTTGAACGTCTGGCTCCGGTTATTAAAGACCGTCTGCACTCAGTAGAAGACCTGATGAAGTTCATGGAAACTGCTGAACTGCCTATTGCCGATGATGGTTCAATCCTGTTCCTCAAACGCCTTAAGTCTAGTGGTATAGAAAACGGTAAACGTGTATTCGTTGACTGTCACTCGGGTAACATTCGTCAATGGGTAGGCTGTAAAGTGCAGGTACGCGAAGACCTGGTAGACCCTGACCGTCGTCAGGATTGCTCTAACGGTCTGCACGTAGCATCCATGAGCTATCTACGTGGCTTCGGTGGTAATGTGACCATCCTTGGTAAAGTAGCACCGGAAGATGTATTTGCTGTTCCTCAGTACAGCACCAATAAAATGCGTGTATCTGCATATCATATTATTGCTGAACTACCGGAAGAGGAACGTAATAATGTTAATAATGGTATCTACCTGTCTAAGACAGAAGTAGGTAAGAAATTGCTTAATGATGCCATCGTTGGGAACCATAGCTCACCTACCACACTTATTATGGTTGGGGGTCATTATGGTACTAACCTCAAATACACTAATCTCACATCTGGTTCTGTAGAACAATTCCGTACAGTTGCTAGCAAAGAAGCACTGAACATGGAAGAGTCACTGAATGAAGCTGTAGCTGCTGAACCAGTGAAGGCTACTGACCTTAAACCTGTTATTAAGAAGGCTCCTACTGTGAAAGAACAAATCCAGGAACTGGTCAAAGAGTTCCTTACTGCAACAACCCCAGAAGATAAGTTAGCTGCTGCTGACCTTCTGGTAGAACTGCGTGGTAAAGCTCGTAAGCCTTGGGCTGCATTCGATGTGGGTAATGATGTAGTAGCTAAGATTGCTGATGTACGTGCTACCTATACAGCTAAGCCTATTGGTAAACCTAAAGCTGTTAAGCAGGATAAGACAGTTAAACCTACTAAATCTAAGCCTGCTATTAATAGTACTAATGCCAACATCATCAGAGGTTATCTAGCAGATAGTGGTATGTCTGATTATCAGAAAGCCCACTCCATTCATGACCTGAAACGTGCAGCTAAGAAGTCTTATGCTGCTATGGGTCTTACTGAAGAAGAGTGCAAAGCCATTGATAAGCTGAAGCACCACCTTAAGTAATAGCCTGTTCAAATAGCCTCACTTATAATAAAGTGAGGCTATCTTTGAAGAGGAAATAAGCTATGTCTAAAGTATTCAGAAGTAATCGCAAAGCAACTGATGAAGACATCATTCGTATGAATGCTGTTGGTCTGTCCCTCGCAACTATCGCTAAGACGTTGGGGGTTCACCCAACCACAGTCACTTTGCGATTGCGTTCTCTAAACATTGAACCAGCCGACACACGTCGGACGTTCATGGAAAACGTATTACGACCTTTACCAACCCATGTGGCTGATTGGCTGTCAGAACAAGTTGGTCCTGCTTATGAGATTCGCTCATATGTAAGAGACTTGATTCTGGAGGCATATAATAATCGCCACCTTAACCAAGAGAGTGAGCATGACAAGTTCATCCGTTTGTACGCTGGCAAATACGGAAGCCTGGTTCCGGAAAGCAGTAGCAAATCCAACAAGTAAGAATATTAGTACCCAGATTGGTTGTCATCTGGAAGAAGTATGTGAAATGTTAGATGAGTTGACCCCATCCTGTGAGGATAGTATGCAAGTATTAGCCGATGCACAGGCTGCTTTGAGTAAATTATCTCTGCTGATGAAAACAAATCACATGGCTATTTTCCCAGCGAATAGCAATCGCTTAGCTTTGCTGGATTCACTGGCAGACCAGATTGTTACAGCAACTGGAGTCGGTACTTTTCTTGGGATGAATGTCCCTGGAGCATTGGCTGAAGTCAATCGCTCAAACTATTCTAAGTTTGAAGATGGAGAACCTGTCTTCAATGGGAACATGAAAGTTATGAAAGGGAAAGACTACACTCCCCCGGATTTAACCCCTTACATCTAACCCTCTACGGAGGGTTTTTTACTGGAGATTTTAATGTTTTCCAAACCTACCAAAGCCCCACTGAACAAGGGGCAAGAAGCGGTTGCGAAGGAGTTCTTCGACTTCCTGCTCGACCCTAATGCTACCGAATTCAATATTAGTGGCCCAGGGGGAACTGGCAAGACATTCCTGATGTCGCACCTCATTGATGACACTATGCCTGCATATATGGAAACTTGCTCCCTTATGGGAACCAAGCCCCTATATAACGAAGTTGTTATGACTGCGACCACGAACAAGGCTGCTGAAGTTCTGGCTCAAGCTACTGGGCGTCCAACATCTACCTATCATTCCTTCCAGGGATTGATTGTTAAGAATGACTTTAAGACTGGTGAGGCTAATGTCGTACCGTCCAAATCATTCAATATTAAGAAGAACAAAATCATCTTCGTAGACGAAGCATCCATGATTGACCGTCAGTTACTTAAGTATGCTCGTGAAGGTACTCACCAGTGCAAACTGGTATTTGTAGGCGATGCTTCTCAGCTTCTGCCTGTTAAAGAGAATAAGTCTCCAGTGTATGCAGGTAATATCCCAACACACTATCTGACTGAACAGATGCGTACCGATGCACCGGAACTTAAAGCATTGCACCAGCAATTGCGTGATACGGTAGAAGGTAAGACAGGCTTCCTGCCTATTAAATGTATTCCAGGCATCATTGATTGGGTACAGGGGGAAGAGATGGAGAAACTGGTTCTCAGTCACTTCACTCAACCTACTAATAGCCGTATTGTTGCTTACACAAATGACCAGGTTATTAATTACAATAACTACATTCGTGAAGCTAATGGCTACGTGGGTGAGTACTCCATTGGTGAACAGCTAGTCTCTAACTCTGCTATTCGCTTAGGTGTGGATAATCGTCTGTCTATCGAGCAAGACGTAAAACTCATTGACCAGGATAGCAGTACTCGCATGATTCCAGTTACAGATGACCTGGAACTGGAAGTTCGTGATAGTACTCTGGACCTTGGTTATGGTGGTATTGTAAGTGAAGTCCCAGTACCTACCGACCCAGAATACTTCAACCGTTTGGTTAAGTGGCTAGGTAAAGAGAAGAACTGGGAACCCTACTTCCGTCTTAAAGAAACCATTCCAGACCTACGTGCTACTCATGCATGTACTGTCCATAAATCACAAGGCTCTACTTACGACACAATCTTCATTGATGCAGATGACCTCTCAAGCTGTCGCCAACCTGATATGGTTGCCCGTCTGCTTTACGTCGCTGTGTCTCGTGCCCGTAAGCGAGTAGTGTTTTATGGCAATCTTGCCAGTAAGTATGGTGGTCTAACTTTCTAAGGGAGGATATATGCCTCAGATTGGTTCAGCGACTATTGGTCAGGTTGCCAATAGCAGTGAGATAGTCAAACACCTGTTCTTAGCAGAACTGGTTCGTCTTGATAGTGTGTTAAACGGTATCATTGATAAGAACGACCGTATCAATGGTATTGATATATCGGCTGGATTTCTTTATCAAGGGGAGTTCTATCAGCGTTCTAATGCTGCCAGACCTCCAACCTACGGTGAACGATTAACACTTAATCCAGAACTTTGGCCTGCAATGGACAAGTATCTGAAAGCCTCCAGTCGCCTGATTATGGAAGTACACCTTGTGAACCAGACTGTATATCGCCTGGTTCGTGGTTGTATGTCCTATCAGGATGTACGTGATGCTTTACCTGAATGCCTGGTAGCCCAGGACCAGACTGGTAAGTACAAGGAACTGCCACGTACTCGTGAAGCAGCCTGGACACTTGCTGGTGATCCTATGGCAATAAAACAGTATGAGAAGATTCTTCCCTCTATTGAGTACTATGCAGCTTCCCATCTGATTTTCTAAGGTAAGGCTATGCGTTACATCACCTCTCAGGATACGGGTAAGTATCCTATTGCTATCCTCGGTCATCAAATCCGAAGGGAGGAGATGATTAAAACCTACCTGCTGCCTAATGACCTAAGCATGGAAGATTTCATCTTCATCGAACTTCATTCTGCCCCCGGCAAGAAGAAGACTCCTGCAAGGGAGATTAAGGAGTTCATACAGCAGGAGTTGCAACAAGTACTGGACGATGCAGAGACTCAATACATTATCTGTACCGATTCTGACTACTTCAAAATACTGACTAAAGAAGCAAAAGCAGAGGCTAACCTCGGCTACGTTTGTGATTCAGTATGGGGTAAGCAGAAGGTTATCTATGCACCTAGCTACAGACAGGTCTTTTATGACCCTCCTGTAGTGAAATCTAAGATTGCTCAGGGTATGGATGCATTACTTAACCACATACGTGGGCAGTATGCAGAACCAGGTCAGGGAATCATTGAGTTTGAGGCTTATCCAGATACCCCAGAGAAGATTAAAGCCTGGCTAGACCAGTTGCTTGAGATGAATAAGCCATTGGCTATAGACATCGAGGCATTCGGTTTAAAGCACTATAACGCAGGTATAGGAACAATTACGTTCTGTTGGAGTAAGACACAAGGCATAGCCTTTAATGTGGACTACGAGCCGATTCCTGGAGCTACTGAAGCACCATACGGGCGTATCAACAGAAATGATGTTGTTCGAAATCTTCTTCGTGAGTTCTTCATTAAGTACACTCAACGGCAGATGTATCACAACATTAGCTACGACGTGTATGTGCTTATCTATCAATTATTCATGGATAACCTGATTGATACAGAAGGCTTACTGCATGGTATGGAAATCATGCTACGCAACTGGGACTGTACTAAGTTAATCACCTACCTGGCTACTAACAGTTGTGCTGGTAATCACCTTAGTCTAAAAGACCAGGCTCAGGAGTATGCTGGTAACTATGCTCAGGATGACATTAAAGACATTCGTCTTATTCCTAATGAGCAACTCTTACGTTACAACCTCATTGATGGTTTATGTACCTGGTACACCTATGAGAAACACTGGGATACTCTCATTGCTGATGACCAACTAGATGTTTACAACAACATCTTTAAGCCAGCCTGTGAAGATATTATCCAGATGCAGTTAACTGGTATGCCCATGAATATGGATACCGTTAACCAAGTAGCTAAGGAGATGGAAACTGACAGGAACCAGGCTCTGAAAACTATTCGTGAGTCTAAGCTCATGAAGAACTTTACCCTGATGCTTCGTCAGGAATGGGTAGATGATAAGAATGCTAAGCTCAAGAAGAAGCAGGTAACACTTGCTGACTGTGATATCGAGTTTAATCCTAACTCCGGTCCACAACTACAGAAGCTATTATTTGACTATATTGGCTTACCGGTTCTTGGTCTTACTAAGAGCAAGCAACCTGCTACTGACGGTGACACTATTAAAGCACTGCGTACACACACGCAGAGCGAAGATGTTAAGGAACTGCTCAATGCACTTATCGACTATAAGCTCGTGGATAAGATTATCACTTCATTCATCCCGGCTTTCCGTAATGCACAACCGGGACCAGATGGATGGCACTACCTATTCGGCAACCTCAATCTGGGGGGAACGGTTTCTGGTAGATTATCTGCCTCTGAGCCAAACCTGCAAACTATTCCGTCTGGCTCCAAATACGCCAAGAAGATTAAGAAATGCTTCGAAGCACCCCCAGGTTGGATCTTTTGTGGACTGGACTTTGCAAGCCTTGAGGACCGTATCTCAGCTTTAACTACTAAAGACCCTAATAAATTGCGTGTGTATACTGACGGGTTCGATGGGCACTCCCTCAGAGCTAAATTTTATTTCGGCGAGCAAATGCCGGATATAGATGATTCTGTGGAAAGCATCAACTCTATTCAGAAAAAATATAAAGCCTTACGTAGTGAATCGAAAGCTCCCACTTTCTTATTGACTTACGGTGGGACTTATATGGGCTTGATGAAAAACTGCGGTTTCCCGGAAGGGAAGGCTAAGTTAATCGAATCCAGATACCATGAAATGTATACGGTTAGTGATGCCTGGGTTCAAGCTAAGCTAGACGATGCTGCCAAAACTGGTTATGTTACTGCCGCATTCGGTTTGAGAGTGCGTACTCCTTTACTGGCTCAAGTATTACGTGGGACATGTAAGACTCCGTATGAAGCAGAAGCAGAAGGCAGAACTGCTGGTAATGCTTTAGGGCAAAGCTGGTGTCTACTAAATAACCGTGCTGGTTCAGAGTTTATGCGTAAAGTCAGAGCCAGTGAGTTCAGGTTAGATATTCGTCCTAGTATTCATATTCATGATGCTCAGTACTTCATGATTCGTGACAACATGGATACTTTGCAATTCACGAACAAGCACTTGGTTGAAGCCGTTAACTGGCAAGACCATCCTGATATTGCTCACCCAGAAGTTGGTTTGGGTGGGGAACTATCCTTGTTTTACCCAACGTGGGCTAACGAGATTGAAATTCCAAATCACGCTACCCCAGAAGAAGTTCATCAAATAATTCAAAAGGCATTCGCATGACCAAAAGTACTAAAGAAACTGTTGTCAGAAAATATCATTGGATGGTAGCAGCACAGGTAGTATTCCAACTTCCTAAAGTGGATGATGGTTCCCTGCTTACCATGAACACAATGTTGCTCACAGATGAACCTTACGTGACCTATAAAGATTTGGCTCGTGCCAATCACTCTCTGAAAATCAGTCTGGACCAGCGTTTCGACACTTCAGTTGACTTGAAAGACATCGTTTATCTGTCTCTTAGCAACCTGGGTCTGATGTCTGAACCAGAGTTCCAGGCAAACATGATTCCCAAGGAGAAATAATGGCTAAGCTCTCCGGTGGATTGAATAACTGGTATGTAGTACCAGTTAAGCACCCTCAACGGAAAGAGCAAGAGCCATACCAAGCAGAGTGTGAGGATATTATCCAAGCACTGGGCATGACCTTCGATGAAGGTTGTGCCTTTAAAGCTCTATGGCGAAATGCTGCTGCCCGTATGGGTAATGGTAAACCTGGAAACACTGCTGTTTACGATGCAGAGAAGCTGGTTCATTATGCTAATCGTATTCTTGCTAAGGAGAAGTTAGCTAGTGAGTTATTTCCGGATCCTGCTACGAATGTAAATACCGTTGGTAGTTATTGGCACCATACAAACAATGGTAAACCTCACTTCACTAAAGAATTTTCATTCATTGAGATTGTTTATAAAGATGAACGAGATGAAATTTACTCGTATAACTTCAATCAGCTAAGTGAAATTAAGTGGAACTGGGTTCACAGATACAGGATTACTTACTAATGAAGATAACCAACAACCATGATGTATCACTGGCCCTGGCTGTATGGCTATTGCATGACGAGTAACTAATTATGAAACAGAGGATTGCCCATGACAGGCTTTTACAGCTTGTTAGTTATGACCCTATTTCCGGGATTTTTACTCGTAGGAATACCGGAAAGGTATCTGGTTACCTAATGAAGAGTGGTTACGTTCAACTCCGTGTGGATAGTGTGTTGTACTATGGGCATATCCTTGCATGGTTCTATGTGCACGGTGTATGGCCTACGGATAGAATTGACCATAAGGACAATATTCGCCATCACAACTGGATAGATAACCTCAGAGAAGCGACCCACAAGCAGAATAACCAGAGTGCTGTTTTATCTAAAACAAACACATCTGGATTTAAGGGGGTATCCTTTTCAAAGAATTTAGGTAAATACAGAGCAACTATTTGGGTTAACAGTAAACCAATTACATTAGGTTTTACAGATGACCCAAGAGAAGCTGCTGTTCTCTATGATGAAGCTGCTATAACTCATTATGGTGAGTTTGCTAAAACTAATAAGCAATTGGGACTGTTATGAAACTTACCAACAAACACGACGTTAGTCTTGCACTAGCTGTATGGCTTGTAACGGATGATTATGATTATGTAGACAATCCTAAGTATCTGTCTGTTACTACCTTGCTTAAGCCCATTAAGCAAATAGTCATGAAGCATCGTGTAGATCTTAGTGACCAGTCAATTGATGTTATGGATTTCGTCTCCACATCAATGGGTACTGGTTTACATGATTCTATCGAGAAGGCCTGGAAGCTGGGTCATAAGACTGCATTGAAAAAGTTGGGTTATCCTCAACGAGTAATTGATGCAGTAGTCATTAACCCAACCAAAGCAGACTTTGATGCTAACCCTGACCTTATCCCAATCTACATTGAACAGCGTGGAACCAGGATAGTTAAGGGTTGGACTATCGGTGGTAAGTTCGACATCGTAACAGAAGGTCTGCTGCAGGACTTTAAGTCTACCTCAACCTATTCCTGGGTTGCTGGTTCCCGTGATGATGAACATAAGATGCAAGGCAGCTTGTATCGTTGGATTCACAACGACATCATTACCGAAGATGTAATCCGTATTAACTACATCTTCACTGACTTCATGAAACACATGGCTAATAGCAATCCGAACTATCCTGCTAATCGTATTATGCATAAGGATATTCCGTTGCTATCTGTCGAGAAAACTGAACGTTGGGTAGAAGAGAAGATTCACCTCATTGAAAAGTACTGGAATGCACCTGAAGAGGAAATTCCTGAATGTACTGATGAGGAGTTGTGGCGAACAGAGCCACAGTTCAAATACTTCTCTGATGCTTCTAAGGTAGATGTACCTGGAGCCAGAAGTACCAAAAAATTTGACGATATGGCATCTGCTCGTATCTTCATGGCTGAAAAAGGTGGCAAGGGTGCTATCAAGGTCGTGGAGGGGCAGGTTAAGCGTTGTCTATACTGCCCTGTCGCGTCCATTTGCAAACAAAGAGAGAGATATTTTCCATCATGAGTATTGACCTGACCGGAGTCACTCACCACCCTGCAATTGAAGAAATTGTAGACGTGCTGTGTAACAAGACACAAAACAACGACAGAGGATTCTTCCGTGTCGAAGTAGCCTACTTCCTGGCTAAAATGGCATCCTGCATGGGTGCAACCATTGTCACTAAAGACCGTGGTGACTTACCAGTCAACATTTACGCTATGGCATTAGCAACGTCTGGCTTCGGTAAAGGTCACTCGGTAAATATTATTGAAGACGGCTTCATGACTGGCTTCCGTAAACGTTTTATGGAAGACACCATGCCCGTCATTGCAAATGACCGTTTATGGAAGATTGCTAACGAACGTGCTGCTCGACAAGGTACAGACCAGAATGATGAGTTTGATAAAGTCGAAGCAGAGTATAAACGTGCTGGAGCATATCCGTTTACGTTTGACTCTGGTACTCCACCAGCAGTTAAACAGCTACGACATAAGCTGTTAATGGCTGGGTGTGGTTCAATCAACCTACAGATTGATGAAATTGGTTCAAACCTGTTGGCTAACACGGATGTATTAACTCTGTTCCTGGAATTATATGACCAGGGTAAGGTTAAACAGAAGTTAACCAAGAACACTGCTGAAAGTGTTCGTGGTGAAGAACTGGATGGTAAGACTCCAGCTAACCTGTTGCTGTTTGGCACGCCAAGTAAGCTACTAGATGGTGGTCAGACCGAAGACCAGTTCTATGACTTTCTGGATACAGGGTATGCACGTCGTTGCTTATTTGCCATTGGGCATTTAGATAAACGAGCACATGCAACAATGTCCCCAGAAGAAATCTACCGTAACCTGATTAAGCAGGATAACGTACAGTCTCTGGGTAAGTGGGCTAATCACTTCCACAGTCTGGCTGATCCAAACTTGTTCGGCTTTAAGATGGTTGTAGAAGATGCTGTGGGTATTGCTCTGATTACTTACAAGATCGATTGTGAGAAACAAGCAGAAGCTATGGCTGACCACGAAGAAATTCGTAAGGCTGAAATCTCCCACCGTTACTTTAAAGCTCTTAAGCTGGCTGGAGCACTGGCATTTGTTGACCAAAGTTCATTCATTGAAATGTCTCATCTTAAACAAGCAATCTTGCTTGTAGAAGAATCCGGGGCAGCATTCCAGGGTATTCTCAATCGTGAGAAAGCCTATGTGAAGCTGGCTAAGTATATCGCTTCTGTAGGTAAAGAAGTGACTCATGCTGACTTACTGGAGTCGTTGCCGTTCTATAAGAGTGGCAATGCAGCTCGTAATGAGATGATGACTCTTGCTACAGCATGGGGATACAAACAGCACATCATCATTAAGAAAACTTTTAATGAAGGTATTGAGTTCTTCCGTGGAGAGACTCTGAAAGAGACTGACATCAATGAGATGATAGTGGCCTATAGTGATAGCTTTGCTTATGACTACATTGGTGAACGTGTACCGTTCGACCAGTTGCATGTATTAACCCAAGCTCCCGGTATGCACTGGGTAAACCATCACATGAAGAACGGGCATCGTTCCGAAGAGAACGTTATTCCAGGATTTAACATGATTGTTATTGACTGTGATGGTGGAGTACCACTGCATACGTGCCATGAACTGATGAAGGAATATAAGTTCATGACCTATACCACTAAACGTCATTCTGATGAAGAGAACCGCTTCCGACTGATTATTCCAATGAACTATGAGTTACACCTCGACACTGAGGAATACAAAGAGTTTATGAATAACGTTATGTCTTGGCTACCGTTCGAAACGGATGAATCTGCTAACCAGCGAGCCAAGAAATGGATGTCCTGTGAGACTGGTTCCTATCATTACAATCTTGAAGCAAATCTGTTGGACGTGCGTGACTTTATTCCTCGTACTAGTAAGAACGAGCAGTTCCAGAACCAGATGAAGGAAGTACAGTCGTTGGATAATCTGGAGCGTTGGTTCGCTAGTCGTATTGCTACCGGTAATCGTAATAATCAAATGATTAAGTACGCACTGGCATTGGTTGACAGTGGTTGGGATTTTGCCCAAGTACAGCAAGCCGTCCACTCATTCAATAAGAAACTGGCTAATCCATTACCAGATGATGAATTGAATGCAACCGTAATGGTCACCGTGGCTAAACGCTTCGCTGGCAAATAAGCAAACAGGAGTCTTTCTTTGGTTTGAAGGACTCCTAAATTAAATGAGGAAAAATAATGTCCGAAGTAATTCCCAATGATATGAACACTCAGCTAATCCTGATTGCAGGATTCTCAGCGAGTGGTAAATCAGCATCACTGCGTAACATCAGGAACCAGGAACGCTGGCTCTATCTGAACACTGAGGCAGGTAAACGTCTACCTTTCCGTAACAAGTTCAATACCTACAACATCGAAGACCCATACCAAATCTGGGAAGCATTTGATGTTGCATCTCCTGGTGGAGAAATGGCAGATGATGTTGATGGTATCATCATTGACTCAGCAACTTTTATGATGGATATGCTGGAATCCCAGTATGTTCTGCCTTCTGCAAACACGCAAAAGGCATGGGGGGATTTTGCACAGTTCTTTAAGATACTGCTGCAACAAAAAGTCGTTAAGTTTGGTAAGCCAGTAATCATTACTGCTCATGCTAAAGACGAACTGGATGAAGCTGCTGGTGTGATGAAAACGTTCATCCCAGTGAAAGGCTCTCTGAAGAATAACGGGCTTGAAGCCTACTTCTCTACAGTGGTTTACGCAGAACGTGTAGACATTAAAGAACTGGAGAAGTATGGAAACAAGATGCTTGAAATTACGGAGGAAGAACGTGATTTAGGCTATAAACATGTATTCCAGACCCGTCCAACCAAGAAGTCTGTTGGTAAACGACTTCGTTCTCCTATGGGTATGTTCGATAAGTCCGAGACTTACATTGATAACGATGCCCAGAAACTCTTAGACCACCTGGCTGAATACTACGCTTAAGCGTTTGTCTGGTTGTTAATCACTTATTAGGAAAATCATATGTCATTGTTCAGTAATCTGAAAGAAAAAACCAAAAACGTTGAAGCTGCTAAAGACTCTCTAGGTGGTGGTGGCTTCGGTGCAAAAGAAACCGATATCTACACTGGTACTGTAAAAGTAGCTTACGTAGGCAAAGCTGATTCTGGTGCAGACTGGATGCAGTTAATTATTGAAGACCTGAAAAACTCTGATGGCGTGCCTGCTGGCGAGTTCCGTGCTCAGGTGTACTTCACTTCTGGTAATGCTAAAGGCAACAAGCCGACTTACGAGAAAAATGGTAAAGAGTACTTCCTGCCTGGCTACACTGTCATTAACGACATGATGCTGATGGCTACTGGTACTGAACTGCCTGAAGCAGACTTCGAAGAGAAGATTGTTAAAGTCTACGACTACGACGCTAAAGCAGAAGTTAATAAATCTGTCATGGTTCCAGTTGACCTGGTAGGCCAGACTGTTACCTTCGCTCTGGAAAAAGTTCTGGAAAACAAGCAGGTTAAAGGCGACAACGGTTATGTAGACTCTGACGAAACTCGTGAAGTAAACGAGATTCAGAAAGTGTTTCACCCGGAACTGCTGGTCACAGTCGTCGAGGCTCAGGAAGCAGAGAAGGCTGAAAAAGAACTAACCCCAGAACTGGCTGTATTCTATGCAGCATGGCTGGAAAAGAACAAAGGCAAAACTCGTGACAAGACTAAGAGTTCTGCTGGTGGTAATGGTAAAGGTGGCTTGCCTCCTAAACCAGGTGCAGGTGCTGGCACGGGTACTGCTCCTGCTGGTGGTAAATCACTGTTTGGTAAACGTTAATGAAAATCCCAATTGTCGGTGCAGACATTAGTCTCCGCAATTGGGGTTTAGCTCGTGGGATGCTGGACATTGAGTCCGGCGTCTTCGAGCAGGTCGAACTTAAACTGGTTCAAACTGAAGTTGACCACAACAAACAAGTTCGAACCAACTCCAAAGATATACAAGCCGCTCACGATTTGTTTCTTGGTTGTGAGGAATGGTTACGGTCTGCTAAAGCAGTATTCGTAGAAGTACCAGTAGGCTCTCAGTCTGCTAACGGTATGAAATCCTATGGCGTATGCGTAGGATTAATAGGTGCATTTCGTGCATTGGGTTGTCCAATCTTTGAAGTATCCCCAATTGAAAACAAACTTGCACTGGTCGGTGATAAAACTGCATCTAAGGACACGATGATTCGTGCTGCTCATGCCATCTATCCTGAAGCCAACTGGCTCACAGATAAGAAGGGCAAACTTCTGAATAAGAATGAGCACTTAGCTGATGCAATCGGTGCAATCCATGCTGGTGTAAATCTCCCAGCTTTCCAAAACCTCCTTAATTTAATAAAGGCATAACATGCAAATCATTTTGAACCAGTCCGAAGTAGAAGCTGCTGTACAGGCTTATGTCGATGATCAAATCAATCTTGCTGGTGACATCAATATTGTCATCAATGCAGACGGTACAGCTTCCGTTGGTATCAACGAAGAGGTTCATGAAGATACTCCACCCGTGGGAGTAGAGAAGAAAACTCGTCGTTCTCGTAAGAACCCACAGGAAGCTAAACATCGTCCGGTAGAACCAGAGCCGGAAGAAGTAGTTGAAGAGGTAAAGGTAGAAGAAACCCAGACCTCTACTGGTGGTCAGAACGAGAGTTCTACGCCGGAACCTGAAGAAGAAGCAGTATCTGAACCAGAAGCACAAGAAGAAGTTGTGCAGGAAGAGGCTAAGGCTGAAGAACCAGCAGAGAAACCTGCTACTAAGCCTTCACTGTTCGCTGGCCTTAAACGTAGTTAATCTGGTAGGTGGCTCAGAAGCTGCTGCTAGGTGTGGTAGTGTTTATAGTCCTGATGCTACTACTGGTCAGGATTATAGACGTGTCGGCTCCATACATAGCTTTTATCATCACTGTCATTATCCTGTGGAAATGCAGTGGTAAACACGGTGGTGACAAGCCGCCAGAGTAACAACAACCGAACCAGTGTGCAGGAATACTCTCCCCTGTGCATTGGTTCAACTGAGGCTAATATGAACAAATTTACTATTCACTGGCTCAATGGAAAGGTTAGTTCTTTCATGGGTGGAGAACCCGTTGAAGGAAAGAAAGCATTTCACATTGAATCGGAAGGATGCAAAATCTTAGTACCGTATGCTTGGTATAAAGAAGGTGAAGTAGAAGCATTAAAAAAGAGTAGTTAATATCGTGAAGGGTTCTGTTAGAATCCTTTGAGATAGGAACTCCTATCATAACCTTTCTTATCTTAATCTTTGCCGTATGGCACTGACGCTAGGGTTTATGCCCATCCGTCAGGTAGACTATTTTAAGAATGGGTTATCACAGAAAATGTAAAGCAACATTCGGGTTAATCAATGGCCTCTCCCTATAGGGGCCATTTCTGAATGATAGGCTATATCCCAAAGGTTAGTATCTTTGGGATAAGGCTTCAGATCCCTTATCAAACTAACCTCTCAATGTTGAGCATTTTAATCACATAAGCCCCTATATGGGCTGGGTTAAATGTCGGATAGCATAGCTACCTACAGCATCGAATTGTTAGGTCTTACATGCAACATAGGGTATAAAGGGAGGACTCGTCCCCTCCCTCCTATTATAATGGTCGAGGTAGCACGTAGGCATGTGCAGATGGTCGCTACTTCTCTCGCTGGTTCGAATCCAGCCCCCGACCTATTGACATCCTATCAATGAGTACATTAAGCTAACGTGCGGAGGTTTACACTATAGCTGGTGTAGGTGGAGAAGACGGCAGGGTAGCTACCTGTGCTTAGTGTACTCTTTGATAGTTTTCGTAAGCGATTATGCGGTTTTTTAGAAACGAACCAATAACATAAATGCAAACGATGATGTTGTTCTGATGGCAGCCTAATAAGCCAAGCGTCAGTCGGGAGTGAGTCGTCCTGATTATCAAACGACCATGGAGTGTCCTCGTCCGTGTATTAGAAACGGGGAGTTAATCAATGGTGTGTGATAGCTCAAATAGGTAGAGCGTGAGGCTACAGTGCTGAATGGTTTGTGGGTTCGATTCCCACCCATGCCTACAGTCCAGACGATATCTGAGTGACTATAAAAACAGATGGAGCCAGGTGGAATCCCTGGCAATTAATTCCGGTGTAGGTACTAGTGTCGTGCACGGCATAAGTGTTCTGGTTCGAGTCCAGACGCCGGAACCAATTATCAGTTGCACGAGATGGCTTGATATGTTCAAGTTTGGACTAAGTGTGACACCGCTAGATTGGAGAGCTGCTGCGGTAAGCTATAGACTCCAACCGGGGGTTCGAATCCCTCACTGATAACCAATTCAAAGTAGCATTGCACTAATCCATCCCGGAGTTCAAAGGCCAAACATGGAGCAGTGCTACTTTGAATTAGAAAGATTATGGGGGTAAGTCGTAACCATACGACGGCGTAAGTACCAGATGAGACTTCTGGACGCCCCTACCAGATTTGGGGTGTAACAGTTAAATCCAGTTGCCGGAAGTGCTATTCTAGATACGCTGCCAATGTGTGAACGGTAAGGCTGTACAGGACTCGGACTCCCGCCTCAAACCAAAGTCGCCAGGTACTTATGGCAAACGGGTAGTAACGAACTAGTCATTCGTCAAACGCCCACCCTATTATGAGTCAGCAAGAACGCCTTCACTTAAACTTAAACAATATAAGCTTAACGCAATAATTATGTAGGGGTATGTAAGGATTGCGAAGAAGGAGCCAGTTAAAGTCTGGCATGACTCACTCATTTATGCCCACTTAGCTTAGACGGGGAAAGCAACCGACTAATAATCGGAAGGTCACTGGTTCAAATCCAGTAGTGGGTACTTATTAATAGAGAACATAGTCCTGATTGCATTGCACTCTAAAGACAATGCCGGTGAGACAGTCCGGCACTCTAATTATTGAAAACATACCTAACGGTGTGAGTATGAGCAGACTATAATGCTCAATTACAGTTAACTATTATCGGACTATCAATCCTGTTTGCTGGTACAAGCACCGGTGGTAATAGTTAACTGGCCTAGCCTCGTTAGCTGCGTTAAAGCTACTAAGTCCCTCTTCGGAGGGACTTTTTTATTTGAGTATTGATGAACGCAATCATGCTTAAGTACAAATTCAAACCACTCTATGAGGCTAATAATGGCAACAGTAAGTAAAGAAGCAATCGAAGCTAAGATTAAGAGCGTTTACTATTTTAATGGTGCTGATGCAGTGAAATCTGCATTCGTTGATCCTTCTGCACTCCCGGCAGATGATTTGGCTAACCTGGGTCTGGTAACCTATTGTGTTATCATTCTGGAAAACAATTTTAAAGTTGAAGGTGTATCTGCTTGCGTAGACCCAACTATCTATGATGAGCAGTTAGGTCGCCAGTATGCATATGAAAATGCATTCAATAAGATTTGGGAATTAGAGGGCTACCTACTACGTCAGGCACTGCATGAGAAGGAAGAGACTGCTAAAGCTTTGGCTTCCTTTGCAGAAAACAATACCTGTGATGGTGGTGGTTGTACAATTTGATTCAAAGGTGTATGGTAGTTTTTACCGAAAGGTACTGAACTACCCGACAAAGTAGTAAGGCTCATGAAGCCAAAACAAAACAAGCCCTCCTAGTGAGGGCTTTCTCATTTGAGGTAGTTATGTCAGAAGAAATTAAAGTCCATTTCACCAACTACATTGGAACCAAGTGTGTAAATGGTTTTCCGATGAGCAAAGAAACATACTGCAAACTTCGTGGTTGGGATGTACCAGCAGATGAAGACCCGCTAGAAGAAGGCTACTTAGTCGAGTATCCAGACTCTAAGTCCAACCATCCCCAATTCCGTGGCTATATTAGCTGGTCACCTAAAGCTGCATTCGAAGCTGCATACCGTGACGTAGAAAAAGGTTGTACCTTTGGTCATGCAGTAGAGCTTCTCAAATCAGGCTTTAGAATGACCCGTAAAGGTTGGAACGGAAAAGGAATGTATATCACCTTAGTATCTGGTGAAAATTGGGCCATGGATAAACATGAAAATACCGTTTGTGAGAAACGGGATTGGCTGGGTATTAAAACCGTTGATAACCAGTTTATGCCATGGGTTCCATCTCAATCAGATGTATTAGCAGAAGATTGGGTGTTAGCTCAGTAAAAATAAAAGCCCCTCATTAGAGGGGCTTTTTCATTTAGTTAGTAAGGTTGAGCCAAGGGTTCAGGTTGTGGGCACGTAAGCCTTGACCGAAACCGAAGGAGTAACCGAGATTTCCCTGTGCAGCAATACTAAAGATGTTGTCCTGAATAGGCAGACCAACGTTACCAAACATGGTAGGGGTTGGAGCCAACATAGCCATAGCAGCATGGACTGGGTTATTACGAATCATGGACACTGCAACTTTTGCAGAACGAATCTTAAAGTTATAGAACCACATCAGACCAACACTTTCCATATACCCACGGAATCGACCAGGCAGACGGTCATAGTTAATGAACTCTTCCGTTACACGCCCCAGTGCTTCTTCACGAGTCTTACCTTTACGCTGAGTCAGTTCATCATAGATGATTGCTTTAGCAATAAAGTCAGAGTACTCAACCGTCTTCTGAATACCCTGGAAGAGAGCAGTATCCTTAGTGATAAGTGCATAGCGACCTGCGTTACGAACAGACTTAGGCAGCTTATCAGCCAGCTTTTCCATGTATTCGTGGAGTTTACCTTCAGTAATCAGGATGTCATCACGACCAATACCAGCATCTGCAATTGAAGAGAACTCACCAGCTTCCAACAGAGGCCAGATACTCAAACGTTTATGGCTATCAGAGATGGACTGAATCTCAGCCTTGAGTTTACGAATCTGGTTCGGGTTAGTAGCTGCACGTAATTCTGCTTCTGCATCTACCTGACGCAGACGAGATTTCAGGTACTGGTTAATCTCAGCAGTCTTCTGTGAAATGCTCTTAGCAATGTTCTTAACCGGTACACCACGAGCAACCATCTGATAAAGGTTAGCCAGGAAGTTAACAGCAGGTACGACTACTGACTTAACCACAATCAGAGTCTTAGCTTCTTTAACTAAGTTCTGAACCAGGTTCTCACCACCCATTACATACTTATAGGCACGGTTGCCAAAGACACCCAGCATAGCTTTCTTGAAGGTATCCAGTGTTTCTGGTGACCAACGGGAATTACCAGACCAGGCATCACCTACAGAAGCTGCACGATAACCCAGAGCATCGTTGAGCATGTCACGACGTACCCATAATTCACCCGGACCAAACAAACTTTCTGCTTTCTGACGGGTTTCACTGTTCATCAGCTTAAGTGCATCGGCAGTTACTGGGTCCAGTTTAGAACCAAGAAGGTTAACGTACTGGGACTTATTAGAAGCAGACATCTTAATGTCGTTCTCATACATGCTATGCAGGTTTTCAATCAGCATATCGTTGAATCGCTGAGCCTTAGCTTCTTCCACCTGACGACCACGCCATACACCGATTGCACGAGCAAGATGGTTCTCACCTTCAATGTGCTTCAGCATGTTAGGGTCAATGGATTGCTCATAAGCAACCACATTACCATTGGCATCATATACAGGCAGCAGTGGTTCATTACCACGTTCACCACGAGCCAGTGCTTTAGTGATACGGTCTACGGAAGGCTTGTCAGTGATACGACCAGCTACCATGGTTCCCATAGTAAAGCCCGTACCGAGATCTACACCACCAGCAGTATTACGAACGTTCTGTAAGATACCTTGCGAGAAAGGAGCCTGTGCCTGTACTGGTGCAAAGTAGTAGCTACGTGCTGGTCCACGATTAGCAGAGCTACCCTGATAAGTACCAAGACGTACATAGGATTTCTCAATCAAATCAGCAAACTGACTATCTTCAGCAACAATCAGGTTAACACCCTGCTTGTTCTCGCTAGGGATATACCCTTTGTACTGGTTCAAGGTTGCACGACTATCAGACTTAGCTTTAGCCATTTCATCTTTACGCTGACCAACCAGATAAGAAGTAGCAAAGTCCATGCCTTCAATTTCTGTCTGAGCCAGTGAAGATAACATCTCACGGTCAGTCTTATTCATTGCTTCCAGTGCATACAAAGTAATCAGTTTATCCAACTGAGCTACATCTACAACAGAACGTGTAGTCTTACGTTCACCCAGTAAACGAGAAATTGCAGTAGCATTACGTAGCAGGTTGTTACCAACCGTACCTTTAATCATGTACTGAGCCAGTTGCTTAGATTTACGATTAATCAGAGGCCAGTTTCGTCCAGCTTGTTTCTGCAAATCTGCTTCCAGTTTATTAACCTCACGGTCAACAATCTTTTGGTCAGTCAGCAAGTCACGGATTTCATCCAGAGACATAGTGTCACGCAGAACAGCTAAGTCAGTTTTACCCATACCAGTATGCATTGCTTTCCACTCTTCATTAGTCAGCTTACGGCTGAACTTAGATGCGATAGTGGTAGGCAAGTGTTCACGGAACTGTTGACGGTCAGCCTGTACCTGTGCACGTACTGCCTTAATCAAATCATATACAGAAGCATTGCTCTTAGTACGTCCGATTATGTCATTAACCAGGTCATGGAAAGGTTGCCATACTTTACCCTGGTTCATTGCAGCCATAACACCTTCGGCTACGATTGCACCATTCTTCTCTGTAGCAATAGCAGCTACCAGTTGTGCAGCATGAACAGCACCTTTGACCAATGGATTCTTGGTATTAGCTGCAATTTCACGAGCACCTTCTAAAGCACGGGTAGACAATGCATCAATAGAGTCCACCAAATACTGGTTAGCACGGTCGATAGCATTACCGGTAGGAGTAGCAACGGAATCATAGAAGGATTCTGCGTTAAGACTGGTCTGCATGATTGTCTGAGCTAATGCATCCATACCTTCCTGTACGTTAGTGGCTTTAGTATCACCTGCTACACGAGCGTTCAGACTAGCCATTGCAGCAGTACCGATGTTAGTCAGCATTGCATCAACAGTATTGCCGGATTTCTTATCTGCTTTCATGACAGGAATATCAGCCAGTACCTTACGTACCTCTTCACTTACCATTGCCAGACCAACAAAGGTAGGTAATAAGGAAGAGCGACCTTGAGCATCAAACTCAATGTTATTAGCACCCATGATGGTATCGAACTTCTGCTGTGCATAATAACGGTCAGCAGGGTTAGTACTATCCGGGTCAGCCATAAAAGCTTCAACAGTCAGGTTCTTAGTAACATGTGTGTAGTATTCCTGTGCACGAGCCATAGCAGCTGGGTTAATAGCAGCCTCAGTAGCCAGTGCAGCAACAATGTTAGTAAAGAGGCGTTGTTCCTGCATATTCATGGTGAAGCCATGAGCCTGAACATCACGAGTTACTTTAGTTGCATTCACTACTGCATCAGAAAACTTACCTTTTCGAATTACTTGCTGTACTGGTTCTGAACCGATGTAGTCAGTAATCAGCTTATCAAAAGTCTTACCTAACTCTTCCAGACGAGTATTGTCACCATATGCTTTGTTATGGAACAGGGTAGTGTCTTTGGCCACAGCAGCAGTAGGAGCTTGTCCACGCATTACTACAGCAGAGTTAAACAGTAGGCCAGAGAACATATCATCTGCATTAGCCGGAGCTTTCTTACGTCCAAATACCAGACGCTTGATTGCTTCATATACAGCCTGAACCATAGCTTTAAGTGCAGTGGTTTTCTTCTGCTTACCAATCAATTCACGGTTGGTTAAGCCCCATGCCATGTACTCATTCAATGCAGCAGCTTTAGCCATTGCTGGTTCAATGAAGCCATTAGACAAATGACCATTAATGGTATTGAGAGCATCAGCATATGCTTCACGTACTGCCGGGGGTTCATTCTTAACATCCAGAGTACGGAACTGGTTCATCAGGTCTTCAATGTTCTGGACTGCTTCATTAGGAGTGCCTTCATAGTGAGCCAGTACAGATTCAAAAGTAGAAGCATGAACCAATTCATGAACCAGAGTCTCTAAAGAAGGAGTAACTAAATAGATGGTCTTATCATCAAAGTTAGTCCAGCCGTATGCATTACCTGCTTCAGCAGCTTCAATATCTTCCGGTGCTGGGCGAGTAATATTCTTCTCAATAGCGTAGGCATCCAGTTGAGAAGGCGTACCATAAACAACCTTGTAGTCTTTAGCAGCAAGGGATTTCTGTACTTCTTTCAATACTGCTTGCTGTTCTGGAGACATCTCTTTAGCCAGCTTAGTGATAGCAGTATTGGACAACAGACGTACACCAGACTTCAGTACACGACCAACCTGTTCCATTGCCGGTACTTCTTTAGCTGGTTCTGCTTTAGCAGCACGTACTGCATCACGACGCTTATTTAATTCAGCATCAAACAGTTCGTTCAGCTTTGCTACTTGCTGGTCTACAGTCAGACCTTCAAGAGAAATTTTACCGTCGTTCACATATGGAGCACCAACAGCAGCCATCTGGTCAACAGTGACTTGTACCTGGTTCATTACCTTGTGGCGAATATCTACACCCAGAGCAATGTTACGCAGGTTACGTTCAATCTGTTCAGCACCAACACGTAACAGGTCATCAGTAGCACCTTCACGCTGGTCATATTCCAGAGCAGACTTAGCGATAGCCTGTTTGGTTTTATCAGACAGTTTGCTGAAGTCTACATTCTTCATGAACTTAGCGTAGGAGTCATAAACATTCTTGATAGGGTTACCCTGCCAGGAAGTATATACAGCCTCATTAGCTTTACGACTTGCATCAGTAATGTCATTGATACCAATGTTCATACCATCAAAGATTTTCAGGGTATTCTTCGGAGCACCTTTCATAGTAGAAAGGGTCTGCATCATCATGCCATCACCAGTACCGATGGTCATAAATGGAATACCTGCTACACCTGCCTGTGAAGGAGCATAGATGCTCATTGGCACACGCATACGGTCATCTAAGTTGGTAGCCAATACTTGGTTAGCAACATCAGTATTCTCACTACCAGCAATGTAGAAAGTCTGGGAACCAGTCTCAATCATTGGAGCCAATGGAGATAATGATTCCTGGATTTCATTCAATTCTTTCTGTGTTAAAAAATCACCCTTCTTCCATGTTGGGTCTTTTTCTTTTTCTGCCAGTTTCTCCTGAACACGTTGCTGGAACATGTCTTGCAGAACCAGAGATTGAATCTGGGTAGCTTTCTGCAAGTTCTCAGTAGAGTACATCAGACCTTCACCCACGGTATTTCGGATACCAGTACGCATTGGTTCAACGAACAGATGGAGCATATTCTCCTGCAAGTTCTTCAGAGCATTACCTGATACAGTAAACTTCTGAGGGTCTAACTTACCAGTCAGAGCACCATCTACCTGCTGAATAGACAACTCACCTTTACGCATAACCGGAACATTACCAGTTAGTGCTTCCATAGAAGTAAGGAAAGTATCCAGCATAGCCTGAGCATCAGCCTCAGACGCAGCCTCCTTACCAAACATAGCCATAGCTGGGGAAATGCTAGGGTCAGCAGCACGGGCTTGTAGAACGTCACTGAATCGTTCATAGATGACATCAGTAATTGCACTAACCATTTTGCCTGCAATACCACGAGCACCAGAACCATAGATGGTAATAGTCAGTGGGTTTTTAGCGATACCACGTTTCAGGTCCAGAGTACCATCTTCATTCAAATTAAAGTCTTTAATGAACAGGTCCATTAACTTCTGGAGATGGTTCATCTGGTTCATAACAGGAACGTTGTTACGGTAAGTACTACGTAATTCATTCAGTGCTTGTTGCAGACCATTAGTGGATGCTTCATACAGGTCAACGCTGTCCTCATGCGAATGATGCTCGTTCATGGTCTTACCAGCTTTACCGAAGAACAAACCACCTTTGGCAGTATTCTTAATCCAGTCTGGGGTGAACTTACCACCAGTCATTAATACCATTGCGTTGATTGGTCCGTTGGTTACACCATCAGCTTCAACGTACAGTGGGGTATTAAAGTTGGTACGGTCATCACTGTTAAGGTAACGGGCATATTCCATCAGAGCCATAAGAGCTACGAATGATTTATCACTACCCAAAGAAGTCTTCAGAATATCCACTGCATCGGCAGGTAAGTGTCCAGACTTATCAAATTCAACCATCATATCAACGGCAGGTTTAAGTTTGCCTTCCAGAGCTTTAGTCAGCTCATCTGACATAACTTCACGGGACATTTTATGAACTTTGATACCCAATGCCTGAGCCAGTCCAAGCTGGAAGTCAGAGAACGTTTGACTGTTTTCATTACTTAAGTCGATGGTAGAGAAGGTTGGAAGGATTGCTTCACGAACCAGCTTACTGGATTGTGGGTTGTTCTTACCAAGCATCTGCATACGACCTACACGGGTCATGTTGTAGCCGTAGTGAATAGGTGTATCCAGTCCATTCTCCTGTTCCTTAATTTGATTGATTACACCAAACAAGGAATCATACGCCATGGACACGGACAGGTTTTTACCTTCCAGAGACTTAGCAGTATTCACATTCAGCAATTCTGGATTAAGAGCACCAGCACCCATTAACTCCAGAATGTTGTCACAACCCAATGCTTCATAGAAATTAACCATCGGCATATGTACACGAAACTCAGTAGCTTGTTCTGCTTTGAGAGCAGCTTTCTGTTCCGGGGTATTCTTAACAGCCGGGTTACGTAACTGAGTTTGAGCCACGGAAGGAATGTCATCACCCAGATACAATTTCTCTACTGGTTCTAAAAGGACAGTTTCCTCAATAGCAGTAGGGAATTTATTAATGGCATCGTTATCATCCAGCTTCTCAATGGTATACAGACCAACAGTCTTATTAGATTCTGGGTCAATCTCAGACACATCTAACATGGACTCTTTAACTTCACCCATCTCAATAAGGGAAGACAGAATCTCTGTAGCCATTGCCATTGGGATACCCTTGGTATACCCCAGAGGTGCATTAGGATTACGATTCAAACCCCAATAGGATTCAATCTTTTGAGCCAGTGAGTTAGTAGCTTCAACCAGGGTCTGAGCATTCTCGAAGTCAGCCAGAATACCTTCTGGTAGCAGAGATGCTTCCACACCAGTAATAGCAGCTACGTCTTTCATGTCTTTAACAGCAGCATTCTGTGTAGCAGTCAATCGCCATTGCAGACCAGCAAGTACAGCAGTTTCTAATAGCTGGTCATTGAACTTAAAGGTGTCACCATCTTTCTCTACGATGTTAAGTAACTTACCACCTACCCAACGGTTAGCCTCAGTACCTTCCGCAAAACGTTTACCAACGTTCTTGTTAGCAAGGAACTTAGCCAGACGGTCAGACAGAGTAGTCTTCAGAGTTTCACCAAACTCAAATAAGTCCTGATAACGCTTAATCACATCACTTGTGAGAGCGTTATTTTCTTTTTGAGTGAATGCTTCAAAGCGAGCAGCAGAAGACAGTGCTTTCTTAACATCAGTCAAAGGAGATTCAGAACCAATGGTACGAGACTTAGGCTCTTCTGGTAGGGAAAATGCTTTAAGGAACTGGTTTGGTGTCTTATCATTATTATAGACAGGGAACACTGTTTCCATTTCCGATAAAGGTTTACCACCAACGGTATAGTCTGCTTTCAGTTGAGCCAGTGATACTTCTTCCTTCTCAACGTTATTGGTATTACGTTCAGACGTATCTACACCAATCTGAATAAGTGCATTGTTTGCTTCAACGAAAGATTGAACAGTATTGAATTGTTCAGCAGTCAGTTTCTGATTATCAAACAGTTGCAGAGATACAAATGGTTGCTCACTACCTTTATAGAAGGTAGAGCGAATAGCACCAGTATCCAGAGACATATCACGATAACCATCATGCCCAAATACGTCGGACAAGCTGATATGGTCGCCATTAGAACCAACCACAGTACCATCAGCAAACAACCAAGGGCTTTCTCTACGGTCACCATTCTTATTAAGAGTTTCCTGTGAAATAGTATTTTCTTTCACATAAGCATCTCTTTCAGATTCAGTAGTAGAGACTTCTTCTGCTTTTGGACTAGTCTCTTTAGTAGGAGCAGTCTTATTTTCTACCACTGGTTTATCTTTAGGCTGTACAGTAGTGGTGTCCTCTTGCACTAGTGCAGGAGTTTCATCAACCTGATTCACTGGTTCATTAGTCTGTTGAGACTGAGTGGCATCAAGACCACCTTGACGGAACTCTTTAACTACCTGGGCAGCTGGCTTGTTCAGACGTGAATCCAACGAGGTAACTTTCACATGAGAAACATTAAGCTCCGGGTAAGCCGTAGCAAGTGCGTTAGCAATGTCAGCTACGGTCTTAGCTTCCAGTGCTACTTGCTGGGCAAACTTAACAGACTTGGTATCGTAAGGATTGACACCGAGGCCAGTACGACTACGTACCCATTCACGGGAAGGCGAGAGAGCCTGATAATGAACAGACTTATTCTTATCCGCATTCCCCGAAATCAGATGCTCATTCAACGCTCCGACCTTATTCTGCATGTGCTGGGCGAACTTCATAAAATCGCTCAGATAAGCGGAGGCCAAATCGAAGTTACCAGAGTTATACGCAGAACGAATGCGTTTCGCATGTTGCAACGCAGAGTACTGTCCTTCATTAGAACGAGACTCATCGGTTTTAATTTGTTTACTAACAATGTCTTGAGGACGTAAGCCTAGTTCTTCTGCTTTAGCGTCGAACTCTCGTGCACCCTGTAATAAGGCAGCAGCAGATTGCAGGGCAGCACGTTGACGATTCCCCAGTGTAATCTTACCTTCACTTGCATGTTTCAGAACCATGTTCACTGAATCTGCATCCAGCACTTCTGGAGATACATCAGCAGCCATAGCAATGTTGTTTGCTTGGGCTTGATTAGCTTCTTCAGTAGCTTTCAGCTTACCCGCTTCAGCCTGTTCCTGAATCATGGAATGGATGGCACGAAATGCACGGAGTACTTTAGGGGTATTCTGTACGTTAGCCATCAGGCCGGAGAATTGGTCTACGATTGCAGCAGCAGGGGAATCTTGTTCCAGATTAGCCAAAGCACCCGGGTCACGGTTAATGAAGCTATCCATAGACATGATATTGTCATACATCTGGATTGCAGCTTCCATTTGAACGTTAGGGTCTTCGGCAGTATTAACCAAGTCAGCCATCTTCTGAATAGCTTCTACACGGTTAGTGGAACCAGAAACAGCTTCACGGATTGCTGGGTTAGTTTGTTCCAATTCTACCGGGTCAAACTTCATTGCTTGAGTTAAGTCAGCAGCATACTGGGTAGCAGCAGCTTTCTCTTCTGGAGAAATATCCATTGCATCCACTGCTTCCTGAACAGTTGCTTGAGCTTGTTCTGCCTGAGCAGTAGCTTCTTGTGCAGCAGCGTTAACCGTAGCATCAGATACGGGGGATGCTTGTTCATTACGCTTAGCAACTTCTTCCCCACGTTGAACCAGGATGTTAGTAATAGGAGAAGCTACTTTTGCTAGTGCCTTACCAGCCAAAGAAGCACCAGCCAGGGTAGTACGTACAGCAGGACCAACGGCAGCACCAGCAGCCTTAACAGTTGCACCAGGAGCTTGAGCAACTCCAGCAGAACCGAAGCCATACAATGCACCAAGACCGGTTTGTTCACCCACACCTTTAAGCAAATCACGCTTAGCATCTACATTACCTTGAATTGCCTTGTTCTGTGCAAACTGACTTGTACCAGACTGGATACCTTCTTCTACAGTCTCACGCAGCATGTTAGAACCAGCACCAGCCAGTGAACCTACCTTAAGTGGATTAAGTTCAAACTTGGATACCAGTGGACCAGTAAGAGCAGCAACCGGAGCAGTTAAGCCAGCAGCAGTAATACCCGTTTCAGATGCAGTCTGGCGACGTGCTTCTTCAGGAGATAAACCGTCTTTAATATGCTGTTGGTATACAGGAGATTTAGCAGCCAATTCACTGAATGGCATTTCCATAATTTCATTAGCAGTCTGTTGGTATGCACCACCAGCTTCCATACCACCAATTGCTATAGCAGGTGCAGCAACACGACCAGTAGCTAATGCAGTACGTGCAGGACGTGAACCTAACTCAGCAGCTAAGGTAATGCCTTTAACAGCTTTATCACCACCTACCATTACTTTACCGAGTGCAGATACACCACGAATCAATGGACCGCCGGTAAAGAGAGAACCAACACCCTCAGCCAGACCATCAGTAGCAGCCATGCCATTGGACAAGGTGTTAGCAACAGAATCGTAAGCATCTCGACCAATGCGAGACAGGGAAGCAACGAGATCACTTTCTCCTTTAGCAATATCCTGCTTATAGAGTTTCTCGTTTTCCTGTGCAGATATTACGTTCTGGTTCTGTACTACATTACGACGAGCATTTAATGCATCAGACTGTAGGTTGTGTACACCTTTATTCAACCAGTCAAGACCGGAAGCAATGGTTGCCCCGGCATTATCATTGACCAAGCCTGTACCAAGAGCAGCAATGCCCCCAAGAGTATTAGCAACACCAAGACCAACACCAGAAAGGGTATCACCAAGTGCTTCACCATATGTACGACTCTTAGTTAAATCACGACGAACAGCATTAGCTGCATTGACACGAGCATTGAGAATGTCCATTCCTTGCTCATTGCCATACTTGTTTATGATTTCAAGAGGAGAGGCATTAGTAAAATCTGCCTGAAAAGAACCTGGGTCAAATGCACCAGCACCTAAGTTACCAGCACGGCCTGCCTGTAATTGGTAAGCGTTCTGTGGGGTTAGTTGGAAGGGGCTTTGCCCTTGTTCAGCTTGTTTCCGAGAGGTTGCAGTAGAGACATCGACTTGCTTAGCAGTAGTGATGCTGTCTGCGAAACCTGCCAGACGGTCAAATGTTGACATAGCATGATTCCTGTTCAAACTTATATCGTATAAGAAGATTCACTGTACAGTAAGTGAATGTAAGAGAAAAGCCCCGGATGGGGCTTTATTAGTATGTAAGATTTTATCGAGGTTGCATATAGGGAGGTAAACCCTCTGCTAATTTTCGATAACGTTTAGCTCGTTCTTCATCTTCACGACTACGTTCACGTTCTACTGAAGCATTAGAACGGAAGTTCTGTGGAACCAGATTTCCCTGGTCAGCTACCACAGTATTAACAGCAGCATCTAATGCAGCTCGTGCCCTTGCTAACTCAGCCTCACGAGCAGGGATAGTAGCAGCAAGCCCGCTTTGCCCAGCAGCTACACGACGACGAGTATCAGCAAGTAAGGCTTCTGCTTGTGTTACCTGGTTCTGAGCATTAGCAATATTACCCTGTACCTGGGTAAGAACATTATCACGAGCAGTAGCTTCAATGCCTTCCCCACGACGTACTGAACGTGCTAGTTCTCTGGCAACGGTATCATCAATACGAATACCTCCACCACCTTCATTGGAGATGAACGGATTAAGTGCATCAAGTGCTCGACTAATCATACCTTCCGGTACGTTGGTAGTAGACTGCTTAAGAATCTCAGCAGCTACAGCAGGAGACTGCCCGGATTCTTGCATAACATCATTGAGTCGAGCAATCATCCATCCTTTTTCAGAACCTTTAAAAGCATCCTTAAGAAGACGGTCTGCTACTTCACCAATAGTAGAGTTGTCACGTAATGCACGAGCATAATTAGCAGTAATGGTTCCAGTGTTATCTTCAGACTGACGTGCAGCAACTGTATTGCCTGCCATGTTTGAGACTACTTGCTGAGTCTGTAACTGATCAAGGGGTGCTCCTACTTCTGCCTGTGCAATTAACTGGCGTGCTTCACTCCACGGCATATCCTTATAACCACCTACACCTAAGTCAGGCAATGCAGCCCAGGTCTTAGAAAGGTTACCATTCTTACGGTCATTGAAGATTGCTTCTGCTATTTTGTCCTGTACTTCAGGAGTCATTTGCTGATTACGCCAATCTGAACCAAGCACTTTAGGGGCATAGTCTTCCAGAGTAGCTTTATTAATCTGAAATGCACCTACAGGAGAATGACCTTGTGACGGGTTATTAATCATACTCTGTTGATGATTAGTAACCTCACCTAGTGTCATCTCAGTAATAGGCTTATCAGTAGCAGCAAAGGTATAGGTTGCATCATAAGGAGAACCAGAACGAGTACCAGCAGTTCCCGGAGCAGAGCCAGAAGGAGACGTAGCGTAAGTACCTGGGAATCTCTGGTTTACACCTCGCATGATTGCAGCACGTACACCTGGAGAAGCATTCTGCATAGCAGACTCTGCCAATGTAAGAGCATCCATAGGAGTGGAAGCACTACGGAAAATATCCGTCAGTATACCGGATGCAGCTTGTGAATCAGCATCATTACGTTGAGCCACACCCAAATCAAAGCGGTTCTGTGCTTGGTTAATAGCCTGACCACCTTGCCCTTGAAGACGGCTCAGCATATCCAGTTGTTGGTCGGCAGGGAGTGCAGATAATGCATCACGGGTTTGGTCCAATGCAGTATTAATACGGTTCTGGTCACCAGACTGATAAGCCTCAGACAATAAACGAATAGCTGGAGAAGCATTATCTAATGCAGAGTCAGTATTCTGTAAACGACCAAAACGATAAGCATTGTAGTCATTAATTCCCTGCTGACCTTGTTGAGTCAGAAGAGTACTTGCTCGCTCATCCAGATTCTGCAGGGTATGTTGGTTTACGAGTGAAGGGTCAACCCCCTGGAACAATGCACCGGATGCCAGAGCATTACGATACTCAGTAGGGTCTTGATACTGCATAGCATTCATCATGACGGCATTGCCAGCCTCCTGCTTGGCAGCGTTCTGGAAGTTACCCAGTGCATCACTTAAGCCGGAGGTGGCGTTACCAATCATGTTGCCAAATGTGCGAATGCTGTCACCAACTCCAGAGAAGTTAGGTGCATCAACATTACGCCATGTAATTTGAGCCATGATGGTTTCCTATTAACGAGTTAGCTTATTAGCTGCAATGTAAGCATCAGCTGAAGACTGGTCACGGTTCTCTGCAACAGCACGACTACGAGCACGGTCTTCCAGTGCAGTGTTATAAGACTTAATCTGGTTGTTCAGGTTAGTGTTAGTAACACTCTTAGCAAAGTTCAACTGGTCTTTGGCTAACTTATTGGCCTGGAAACCACTATAGATACCAGCTAAGGAACCAAGTGCACCGAGTCCTAGTTGGAAGGTGGGTACATTCATACCCAACTGATTAGCTGAACCAGACAAGAAGGAAGTAGGGGAGGCTACTCCTGTACCTGCATTCATACCAATAGCTGCACCCGGATTGTAGTTCATAGCTGGGGTATTAAAATTCTGATTGTTATTAGACATCCAAGACATAGCAGCTGGCTGTGGGGTTTGGTTGCCTGTTAAGAATGACAAATCCATAGGGATTCTCCTGTTAAACAAGGTCAGTATTAAGAGTCATATCAGAGTAGCTTCCAATCATGTTTAAAGACATGTCAGCTATATCCGAACCAGTCATGAGAGTACGTGAGAGGAAAGAATCCATCGACTCCATTGACACAAATTGCATAGGGTCAATTACACCCTGCCCAGCAGTACCAAACATCTCTTCATACTGCTTATTGATTGCCATCATATCAGTATTGTACTGCTGCATTACTTTCTCTGCTTTCTGAATAGTAGCAGCCGTAGATGCATTAATATACTGGCTAATACCATTACCTACTGAACTGGTAAGCTGCATGATGTTCTGAGCATTCATCATTTCACTGGCTAAGGTAGATAAGGATGAACCAGTAGATAGAGCAGTACCAACATTCATAGCTACCATTGAAGCAACAGCAGTAATGATAAAACCTAGCTTATCACCAAAGAGTGAAGTGGATACTTTAGTGATAATAGATACCAGAATCATTGCAGCAATGGCGTTTGCTACAGCACCTACTATTACAGCAGCTAATCCAACAAAACCGAGTGACGCCCCAACTGCTCCATATGCCCCAAGTATACCTGCACCACCAGTACCCATAGTGAATACGGATACAACGACAGCAACCACAACAACCACAATCTTAAAGGCAGATGTTTGATACCACTTCTGCTTAACCTTCTTATATGAGTTCATCACTAAGTAGGAGCAGGCAGTGGATAGCTGAGTACTTCGAATCAGTGACATTGAACGATAGATGTTAGTATGTAGTGGAATAATGAACCCACTCTCCTCTGCATCACCCATTGCTTCGGCAACATCAATATGCACTGACTTATTCTTATATACCCTGTTATTGTGATTTAGACCCAGTACTCTAAGTTTACGGTAAGTGTTATTACCATCCTGCCAAAGCAGTTCATACTCCTGCATAGAATAGAATGTAGTGGTAACCTCTAACTTCTTAGCTGAACCGGAGTTACTAGCAGTTCGTATGTTCTTGCGAGTAAGAGTTATATCCCCTGCATACCTGGCTCGAAGTTGTCCTTGCTTAGCACCAGACCATGCTTGCCCTGAGTGGGTAGTTTCAGATACGTAATTCCAACCAATGGTCATGTCATACTTGTAATGCTTATTACTATGTACCCTAAATTCTCTCTTAGGTATGACTGGGTATTCTGGCAGTGGTGGAGGAGTTCCAATAGTGTGCCCTTCAGTCCTATTCCACCATTCTACATATGCATCAACTGCATCATTAGCTGCCTGATAACCTGCAATCACTGCCTCCAAGGTTGGATAGGTTGGGTCAGGTGGGAATGCTTCAGTAGCCATCTGAAAGAAACGGTAGATGTATTCCTTAGCAGTATCTTCAGGAGTATTAAGAGATACGCCAAATGTGCCATAAATGTACTGAATATCACCTATATCATCATTCTTCTTAAGCTCTGTTACTACCTTATCAATTTTTCCACCGGTAGCTTTATAAAGAGCTTTCTTACAGTATGGATAGATTGGGTCATTCTCTACCCATTGTTTATCGTTCCTGATTGGAATAAATGGATAGAATCGATTATCGGTAGCCTCAGTATCGAACAGTGAGTCTAGTGCAACGTTACCAGAGTTCTGCTTATAGATAAGCATCTTAGGTGTACCAACAGCAGTCATCTCTGTATCTGTACGAGTAGTCTGGGAGGAATACTTACGAACCAGTGTCTCTGTGGTTGTAGTAATTGTATCAGTACGAGTAACACCACCACCTATATCAACTACGTTGGTAGTTACAGTAGTGCTGGATTGAATCTCACCAAACTTTTTATGAGTCATTACCCTGTCAGATACAACTACAGTTACATCATCGGGTTTCTCAGTGAATCCTTTACGGTAAACCTTAACGTAAGAGTTCCAGTTATCCACACTTGGTTCAGTGACAGTATTGTCTTCATCTGGTCTACCATCAGAGTAAACAGAGTGAGTATGTATGGTCTTAGTAAGGTTAGTTGTATTAGCTGTTGTATCACTTGATATGGTAGTCCATAGCAAAGTGGAAGGTAAGTCACCCTCACTATCATAGACAGTAGTCGGTCCTACTACCGGTGGATTGGTAGAGGGAGATTTATAGAAAGAGTAATCAGCATAGAGATACAAAGCACCTGGTTCAAAGTTAGTAGGTGTGAATTTAATAGTAGAACCACCATCCAGGGAGGTCATAGTAATTTCATTAGTATCTTCATTGATGTCTATGTCGAATCGTTCCATGATTCGACTAGGAGCATTTTCATAAAGATATTGGGCACACCATTGCTCAAAGTCAGCAAAGCCAATTTCTGCTGCCTGAACATAGACAGACTCTCCAGCAGGTGGTGTAATTTGACCCTCTATAACAGTAGGGTCAATCTTAGCCAATACACCCAACGAAGAACCAGCCATACCAACTTCTGAATCATAGTGGTTCTTACTCCAGCTGGAGAACAATCGCATACGAATACCAGGTCCATTCAGATAACTATCAGAGATAGTGTCTGCCATAGTGAATCCTGTATTGGAAACAATGTTACCGATGACTACAGTCTTCATATAGTTAGGACGTTTGTGTATATCCCCTGCCATGTTATAGACAGAGGATGCTACGTATACTTTAGTCTTCCCACTGAATAAGCCCATATTAGTTCAGCCCGTTGTTAGTCTTCAGCTTGGTCAAAATGGTATCAATACTTGCGTTAGTGAAACCATTAGGAGGATTCAAGCCTTCATCAATAGTCTTCTGTGTAATCCATGCATCAGTAAACAACTTAGATGCTTTGACTTCTGCATCACGTTGGTAAGAAGTAATCTGTTGAGAGTACAACTCTTTCTGTTTACCTACAGAACCAGTAACAGTAGCACCATCACTACGAGTATCCAGTGTCTGTGCACGTTGTGCTTCTGTCTGCTCAGTAAGCAATTTAAGCTGTTGAGGTAACATCTGATTAGCATTAAACAATGCAGCACAATACGTCTCAGACTCAGTAGCAATCTTCATCTTAGTAAGAGCGTATTCACTCTTAGCAGACAATGCCTGAATCTTAGCCAGTACAAACTGAGCCTTAGAAGTAGCCAGTTGAACACGAGCAGTAACTGCCTGAATCTGTGCCATAGCAGCAGCCCAGTATGCCTGGTCACGTCCAAGTAAGAACTGAACAGCATTACTCATGCATGATTCCATCATAGCAATGTATGCTTTGGTATATTCACCACCAGTAATACGGTTAGCTTTAAACTCAGCTTTAAGGTGATTGTGAGCAGATTCCATTAATGCATCAAACGTACCACTGCCTCCTACTTCACGGGTAGTAAGAGATTCATTGGTTATTTTAGTAATAGCCCCAAAGATTGGAGAATCATCTCCACCAGGGATATCCCATTCAGGACCAGACATATCAATATCAGGAAGGGTAAAGTCATCACCCTTAGTTAACTCTTCTAGGAGTCGGTTAGCTTCTACCTCAGCAGAACAAGACATAATCATTCCTCTTGGTTCAAAAAGAAACGGCCCACGGAGTTACCCCAGTGAGCCGTGTTGAACTGTAGCTTATACGTTAATCGTTAAGGCTACCAGCAGCAATCTGTGCTTGAGCCAGCTGAGCCAATTCAGCTTCAGTCAACGGAGGCAGTACTTCAATGGAGAACTCACGTGCTTCTGTTGCACGAATGTCCGGTAAGCCATTCTTACCTTTACGAGTAGTAATGTTAATGAACTTACGTTCTTTAAGGAACTCGTAGATACAGTACGGAATATGATAACCATTGTCGGTTACTTCACCGAACGGAACAAACTTACGTACAGTACCCATATATTCGTTAGCTACGGTGATAATTTCACCCGGCAGGTCTTTCTTCTTAGGGTCAAGGTTCTGGATACGTACACGAATCAGTCGAGTCTGTTCTGCACGAATCTTCTGACCCAGGGTCATCTTCTTAACACCAGCTTCCTGCTTAGCACCCAATGGGTTAACAGCAGCTTCTTCTACTACTGGTTCATCTTTTACTTGTGCAGCTTCAATCTTCTCACGAAGCTTTTCAACGGAAATGTTGTTAGAGAACTTAATATTCATCAACGTTGCACGTTGCTTAAGAACTTCAAGTTCGCTAGGCATTGCAATATCGTTAACGGTATCTTCGTTGCCCTGTACGTTCACTTCTACGTCAGTGGTCGGTTTATCGTTAATGCTCATGTTCATATTTCCTGTGGTTCATTTAGTTTTATTAAGAGGGGGACTTATGTCCCCCTTGTTTTATTTCGGACTATTACAGAGGAGCAACAGTCTTAATCAGAGCCAGACGTTCTGGACGTTTAACCAGGATACCATAGTACCACTTGATAGAACTGAAGCCAGTTTCGCCATACGGGTCATTACGGTCAGCAGTTTCTTTACCCGGCATCTTAGTCATGATGGTGAACTTAACAGACTTACCATCAGTCTGGAAGCCAATGGTAGAGAAGGAGTCATCACCAACTACCAGCATCGGGAATACGTCGTAGTGTTCCTGACCAGATACCATAGAGGTACGGTAACCCGGGTTAGTAGTAACCTGAGCACCAGCACCTGCCCAATGCAGCATCTCTGGAACCTGGATGATACGGAACTTATCAATACAACCAATTTCACCATTCATCAGAGTACCAGCATCAGCATAGTGCTGAACTTCGATGAATGCTTTATTACCAAACAGGTCTTTCATCGCTTTCAGTTCTGGAACCAGTTCAGAACCAACGTACATTACACGAGTACCACCGAGTACTTTGGTATCTGTCAGTTTAGAACCAGTGATGATAGTAGTCTGGGTCGGGGTACGGTTCTCAGTAAGAATCTGGTCAAGACGCATCAGGTTCTTATAAGAAACTACAGACGGGGTAGAACCTTCACCAGTAATGGTAGCATCAGAGACGGCAGCACCTGCATACAGTACAGTACCAGCAGCAGCCAGCAGGTCTTTCTGGAGAACAGCTTCAGTCAACTGTACAGCACCGTTCATCAGTTCACGAGACAGGTGTTCTTTCAGTTGGTCATCAGAATCAAAGTCCAGGGACTCTTGAGTAAATTCGTAGAAGAAGCCGAATTTATGAATAGAGCCTTCACGAGCCAGACGAGTAAAGCCTACACGGTTAACACGACCACCATTCTCTGACAGCAGAGGCAGTTTAGAAGTGATGTTACCAACGTCTTTGGAAGAGCCATAAAGGTTACCGTTAACGATGGTAGCACCATTAGCATCAATACCCTGGTCGTTAATGTTCTTATCGTCGAGCAAAGGAACATACTCGTACACCTTAACAGTCTTACCGTAGTTCTTCGGCATGTTAACGGTGTTAGCCAGAGGCATAAAATACTGGTCTTTACGAGACTGAATAATAGCCTTCTTCAGCCAGTAATAGGTATTCATCTGGTCGGAACCAGCACCATCAATGCTAGATTTCTGACCGTCAATTGGAGCGTTATAGTTTAACATATCATCTCATTCCTGTTTAAAGACTACCCGGTACTGGGAGTTTAGCGAAATCTTCATCACTCATAGCGAGTGGGTTTACAATAGGCGTTGCTTTACGTGTAGCAGCCCGATTAAGGGAAGCTGCTTTAGCTTGCTCACTGTTAGCCAGAGTCTGCTTAGGTTGTGCTACACGCACTACCGGCTGAACTGCTGGTTTAACTGCTTGTACTGGTTCAGGCTTAGACACTTGGTTAAATGCTCCCTGCTGTGCAAGAAGGTTACCAACGTAGTTATAAGCCTGAATAAACGGAGTACCTACCGGAATCTGACCTAACACCTGAAGACGATTCACTTCATTAGCAATGGTGTCATAAATACCATTCTCACGCTGTTCGTGAATGGTGTGGAGTAAGCCACGATTCTGATAAAGAGCATCTTTACTGGCAGCATCCCATGTCGAGCTAATAACACCTAATGTAGCTTGTCCTTCTTGAGTAGACTTTAAGTCGTCAATTTCGGTTGCAAAATCTGCTTCGGTGTCTGTAACACGGTGTTTGCCACCCTGGTAGTTAATTTCCTCTTCCGGATTAAAGTCCAGAGGATCTGTACCAGAGTCTTTCAACAACTTTTTAATGGCTTCAGGATTCTTCTTATCCAGGTCAATCAGGAAAGAAAGTTTTTCCTCATCCATTAAACCGTTGTTCTGTAACATCAGCATTACCTTACGGTACGGCTGAAGTTCTTGCATCTTACGAGTATAGTTAGCACCCATCTGCATCAGGCTAATGGCCTCCTCCGGTGAACGGGGAGTAATCATTTTGCCGTTAGCTTTAAAAGGAGCCATCAACTTCTCATAACCTTCCTTATAGTTGAAGTCAGCAGGCAGACCTTCAGACTGTTTGCCTTCTTCTTTCTGTTCCTGGCCTGGTTCAGCAGTAGAAGGTTCAGCTTCAGTAATCGGCTTACCGTTACTATCAACTTCTGTGTCAACAACTTTATCATCAACTTTATCAGAAGTTAAAGAATTTGCTGAATCATCTTCATCTGCGTCAGTTTCGGGGGAGGTTTCTTCGGTTGGTAGGTCTTCAACAGCAGGGGTGTCAATTTCTTCATCAGGAGTCTGTACGCCATTGGTTTCTGGGTTGTTCTGAGTGGAAGTATCTTCCTCAGCAATAATAGCTGGGGCTTCCATATTCAGAATCTCATCATCCGACATTGCGAGAATGTCGGAAGCTGTGGTTGCAGCTTCCGTAGTCATAGGAAATATCTCCGGTTAATTATTCGTCTTCGGGTTCAGCACGAACTGCATCGAGTTCTTCTTCTACCTGAAGAATAACGTCAGCTTCATTTTCACCCATACGAATGGCGAGGTCGAGCCAACGACGTAAGTGACCAGCAGCTTGAGCCATGTTAAGTGCATCTGCACGGTTATTCGGTTCAAGCAGTGGGTCACCAGACTCCTGCACGTAACGTGCACAATCTTCTACACAGAACTGTCGAAGGATTACTTTACGGAACAGTGGATTCTCCAGAAGTTTACGTACATCCTCTGCGTGTGCAACTGCACCTTTAGCAGCTTCCAGTCGATGTTCCAGTCCTGCGATTGTTGATTCTTTACTCATGTGAAGGTCTGCCTTATAAGTTCATACCAAGAGCCGATGCTGGGTCTTGGCTAGGGTCATAAAATTGGGAACTAAGAGAATAAGTCGGGTCTTGCTGTGCAGCTAAGTCACGTTCCTGTAAAGAGTTCCCGTTAGTCAAAGCGTTATATCCGACAGCAGCAGATATGTTGGGGGTAGTTTCACCTTCTTTAGTAGGTGTTGTCAACGCCTTAGTTATTTGAAGGTTCTGGTTTCCTTGAGATTGTGCTTTTTGTTTTTCCATATCACGAGCATGTTTAGTACCAGATTCCTGTTCCAGATAATCCAGGTCTTTAAGGTCACCACTAGAAATAGCTTCTTTAGCCTTAGCATTATTGAGTGCAATCTTACTTTTCAACTCTTCATTCTCAAGCTGTGCTTTTTGAATTGCCAATTGCTTAAGCTGTTCTTCCATAGGGTCTGGTTGTGGTCGCCAGGTACGTAATTCATGAGCAAGGTCTGGCATACGCTTAAGTTCTGCAATTTTAGCTACGAGAGATAATGTAATAGTCTGGTCAACTGTATTACCTAACGTTTGAACCATGAAGCTCAAGTCCTGAGATTTCTGGTTATCAATTTCAGCAGTATTAATATCAACCTCAATATCGAAATTACCTTTAAGGTCTTCACGGTTAATTTCTACGTACTGTTCATTGGTAATACGTACTACTTCCTTCTCAGATAAGAATACGGCATTCATTGCACAAATCTTAGTACCAATGTCTGCCATACCCTTAGCTAATCGACGAAGGATTGCCATCTCACGTTTGGATGCTGCATCGAGTGCACCACGAATACCAGCAGCCACATCTCCATAAGCTGCACCAGTTACACCTCCAGAGAATGCTTTAACACCAGTTAGTGCTTCTGCTTCCTGGTTCTGCATCTGAGTCATAACTATTGCCGACTGAGGTAACTCAGGGAACTTATGTTCCATAATGGCCTGACTAGGGTTGCCCTGCATTGGGTTATACTCATAGTCTTGTCCGTCATCATATCGACGTCGGTTCAGAGTATCTAACATCCCTTTAGGATAACCACGCTGCCCGTTTGCACTTCGACCTAACAGGTCAATCATCCCACGCATAGTTGCACCAAGAATTGCTTGGTTATCTCCTAACAATTCTGCATCTGCTTCACCGTAGAGTTCACGTTTACGTGGCATGTATGGAACAACTACCAAAGGTAACTTACCATCAGGGAATGGGTTCTTCTCCATACGAATAAGAGTAGAACCAATCCAGGTAGCAACAATCGGTTCCAGTGAACCATCATCATTAATGTCGTAAAATCCCCAGTATTCATAAGCGACTACTTTCTTACGTAGTGCATCTTTAAACTGGAAGTCACCAGGAGTTTTACTTTCATGGTCTGGGTCAGTCATAGGACTGGAACTTTCCCAGTCAATCTTATCCAAATTGTGATAACGGTCTTTGTTCTTCATGAGGTCTGCTTTGCACGTCTCAAACGAGATAACTGCATACAGAGCCTTGTCCAAATCACCATTACAACTCGGGTCAATAACTACGTTATTAGGATTAAGCATTTCAACAGTAGGTCTGTTAACCAGTGCCTTCTCTACCTCTACCTCAGTAACTCCAGTCTGGATTGCATAAGTAGCTTCTCCAGTTTCATTGAAGTAGTTAACAGCTTCCTTAATATCTTCCGGCATTGTTTCGTCATACTCACGGGGATTTTCTGCCTGAAGCTGTAAAGCCTGCTGAAGAATATCTGCTTGTTCCTGGTTCTCAATTGGATACAACTGGAAGACTGGTGTTTCTGTTTTAATCTTAACGGTCTTACGTTCCCAACCAATACGGGCAATACCAGTACCATCATCTACGACACTATGTACGTAATCATCCACCAGTTTTACTTTATTAAGCTGGGTACGGAATTGGTAGTTAAGAACTAATTCATTCTGTCGTGCAGCTAACTCATCCTCAAAAGTAACAGGGGTTACCTTAAAGAGTTTATTAGATGAGAGAAATGGTTCAGATAATGGTGCATAACGCCACTCTGCCTGACGGCGAACCAGTCTAGGTTGGACTTGTGAGCGTCCTTTAACCTTTGGGGGTTTAGCCTTGCCTTTGACTTCCATCAAGTCATTCCACTCACGAATCTGAGCCATGATTGCATCGTGAGCAGGTTTAGCTGATTCCAAATCACCCTTCAGTAATTGGATACTTGGTTCCTTCTTCCAGTCCGTTAACTTCTCTGATTGAGCCGGGTCTGGTAAAGGCTTAAAAGTGTCTTGGTGTTCCATAGTTATTCCTGTTCAAAAAGTTTACGGTCAGCCTGAATCTGTTTACCCAACTCAATTAGTTGGCTGTCACGGAGTCTAACAGTTGCCCGGAGTTCTTCAACCAAACGTCTGCCTTCTTCAAGACTGTTGTCGAGTCTGGCTGCATGGCTTGCAAGACTTCTGCACTCAAAGGTTCCGGCTTCGGCTTGACGTTTATATACCGATGCTCGTCTTTCAGACTGTTGCATCCGGCTGTCATAATCACTGCTAACGCGAGCAAGCTCGCTTGCGTAATTACTCTCAGCCGTCTGCAACCGGGAAGTGAGTAACCCGACTTCGTAACTATGGTTTCTTTGGAGAGCATTGTATTTGTCCTGTAATTTTTGTAGTGCCTTCTGATCTTCAACCTTTTGGGCATCCCACTTCTTTTGAACAGTAGACTGTCCATTGGAATTACCCCAAAAGTAAATGGTGGCCCCGAGGACCACCACCAGAAGATAAGGCCAACCTTTAGAGATTAGCATCTTCATTACATGCCTCCAGTGGCACATTGCCTATTCGGTTAGCTACCCAACCATACGTAAAGTCTGGCATGTTTAATGAGGTGTAGTGGTTAAGTTGTTTAGCATCAAGTAACTTAATCATTACCTGACATGCTGCAACTTTGCCTCGTTTTTTCTGTAATGCTTTATATGCATTAACAGTACTTGTACCGACTTTACCATCAACCTGTATTTTAGGGTAGTCTTTGCCATCACGGGACATTTCATTAAGAGATTGCTGCAACCACTTAGCCGGACGGGTTACACCCGTATTAACACCAGCATCTACCAGCTTATGTGTTACAGCAGGAGATATATCAGCGAAGGCTACGAAGTTAGGCTTAAGTACGTAATCATCAATGTATATCTCAGCAGCCATCTCTTTAGATAAACCCTTCATAGAACCATCCCAGCCATACTCAGTAGCCAGAACTTCTTTGTGAGATTTAGCTACAGCTTGGGTAATACCATGATTGGTTTCACCACCTGGGTCACGAGGATTATTTACATATCCCCCTTCCATATAAAACACTGCCCCCAGGATAGCAGCGACAACTCCTCCCACTGCACCACCTTTCGTAGCAAGTTTCTGTTTAGCTTTCATGTGAATCTTCCTTTGATCGGAATCGTATTAATCTGCCTACAATATTTAAGGCAAACAGCGCGATTGCAATATTGGAACCATGGGGAATATCTTCCAGGATGTGACGAGGTAATCCTGTCAGCATTGGTTGAATGATATCTATGGTAGAAAACATAATTAACCCGAGCGTACTAATCTGGATGGATGCCCACTTCCAGCATCTTTTCCAGTTAGGTACTAACTCTACTTTTCTTTTTAGCCTGCGAACCATGCGAATATCTCCCGTCTTGCAGCAGCCAATACACCAATAATTGCACCTGCCCCAGCCCACACCCACTTACCAAAAATTCCAGCACCAACAACTTTATGCTTAATGGTGATGAACTCTTCAATAGTAGGTTCATTCTTAGCTAAGCTATCCTCCACATTTTTTAGTCTATTGCCTATGTCATTGATTGAATCCCGTAGTTCTACCAGAGTTTCCTCCAGCTTCTCACGATCCTGCCTGTCCCTTGTCTGGTTCTCAAACAGAGTCTTCAATCGTTCCTCCAGTCTGACTAGAAGCAGTTCACCTGATTCATTCATAAAATTACCGTAGTGATGTAGTTAGATTCCCCAACAGGGCCATATCATAAGATGACTCTTAGATAATACTTAGTATGATGGGATACATCCAGACATAGTGTCTGGTAGCAACCCATGGTGGATGGTATTCAGTTAGGTATGTTTAACATATCCGGGCAAGTAATTACCCTAACAGCAGTATCGGTTAGGGTAATGCAAACAGTAACTCTATATAAGAAAAGGCCCAAACTGGGCCTTAGTTTTAATTAAATCAATCCGTAAACTGCATTGTGTATTACGACGCCCCCAACAACTGAAGAAACATTAAAATTAATTTCAGCTTTGTAGGCTCCTTGTGGAACGCAATCCACCAAAGCATAAAAGTTGAACGTGTTTACCACTGGGATGATATATCCTATGGAATCCGCAACAGCATTTCCTTGCTGGTCCAGGAATCTAATTGACGCCAGGGTGGTTGTTGTATTTTTAGCCCAAAAACCAAGCTGAAAATAACGACCCGGTTCACAATCAATGATTGTTTGAGTGAAGTTAGCTGCTGCATCTGCTGATGGTACAGATAAAACAAAAGAAGTTGTAAACATTAAATCGTTAGGAACATCGTTTGCTGTAGTAGCAGTGACAGCACCTGTTCCAGTTTGAGAGAGTGTCCAGTTAGATGTATTTCCAAACTGTCCTGAGCCATTGCTAATACTATTAATATAAGGGCTTACAATGCTTCCTAGATTCCAGTTAGTTGTAATAAAGCCTGCACGAGGGAAGCACCCTCTAGACATTACTTTCTTGCTAGAGCCACCTATCAACTGTCTTGTGGCAAATCCAGTAGCAATCGTTGTGTTACCGTAGAGGGGCAATGAGCAGTTATTTAAACTAACTACCCCGTCACCATTACTAGCAATAGGCACTGTACTGTAGCCTTCCGGAAGCAGAATAGTAGAATCTTTAATACTGAGGCGTGAGCTTCCACTCACAGTAAAGCCTACAAAGCTCTGCCCAGGTTGATACTCAATATTACCGTTAGCAAATACTAGGGTAGCATTATCACTTAATGCCACTGCTGGATCGAAGTAGCCTGCCTTTTTACCTGCTGGTAATGAGCATGAATCAAAGATGAACTGCCCATTCTCAAAAGTAAATGGACCCCCATTATCAACCATCCAGCAGTGGTTGAATTTTATAACCTCACCAGTATTAGCCGGGGAATTAAAGATTACAGAGTTAGTAAAACTGCGAGAAATAGTGCACTTATCAAATAGAATACGGTATGCATTATCTTTAAACTCAATACCTGCGGTAGATATAAACCCACAGTTAGATATACGTAATTCTGCTATCTCCCCTCCAGTACTACTACCCAAACACATCTTTCGAGTACCTTTACCTACAAAGGAAATACCTGTTAATAGGGCAGTAGCATTAATGGCATCACGAGCTGTGTAATCCGTATTAGAGTTGATTATGGTTAAGTAATACTCTCCTGTTACACCTTCCAGTTCCGTAAGGGTACACTTATTAGCTCCTACTAAAGCCCCCTTAGCTACATCCAGTAAGATAGGTGTACTGATAGTCCCTGATGTAGGTACAAGACAATCGTAACCGGCAGAGTTTACCTTGTTAATGAATGGGGCAATATCCCCCGTACCAGTATAACCTGCATCATATACCGTAGCAGTACCTTCAAAGAACTTACGCTTCCAGACCACACCTGCACCGGTGAAAGTTACAACTTCATCTACAGGAGTAGTATTAGGAACCGCAATCATAATACCCCCACCAACGGAAGAGCCTGAGTATGAATCTAGCATTACACTAGACCCTACTGTTGCTCCGACAGAAGCCAGGGCAGTTACGTCAGGTACACTACCAATTAAGGTCATACCATCCTGAGATGCCAACTGAGCACGCAAATTAGGATCCGTTTGAGACTTCCAGTCCGTGTTGCCAACAGGGTTGGTCCCTTCAACAATAGTTACGGGTAGAGAACCTAAGTAGGTATAACCAATACCATTATGCATCAAAAGCTCATTTCGAGTATTTACTACTAAGCCCGTAGTAAATGAATCAGATAAGCATACAAACTCTCTACGTGCAGCAGCCAGTTCACCCAAATCAACTGTACCTGCTGAATGAACCAAGACTGCATGTTCACTGAGACTTACAGCAATGGTTCCTGCTGGAAGTACAGGCAATGAGTAAGCACGTTGAGTAGTCTTGTCATAAATGACTTTGTATCCACCCAAGTCTACTCCTACAGAAAAGTAGACCACTTCATTCTGCTTAATACCAAACTTACGGGCAATGGCTTGCTTGTTGGTAAGAATACCAGTGGAACCTTTACCGCCTTGACTGAACATCTCGTTCATACGAACCTCTTTGTTTTTCTATTAAAGGTCACTTAGTGACCCTTTGCTTAAATAATGTTAATTGGAATAAGGGAAACTGTAATGTTACCCGGAACGTAAGTGAGTAAATCCCCTACTACAGATTTAATTCTGACATTAGTTGGTAGTGTAGGGAGCTTGTATGACTTCTGCTGAGAAGCTACATACACAACCACTTTACCATTCAAGTAGGTAACAGTATCCGTATCTAAAATTATCTCAGAATCCCGTAAGTTGAATCCGCGAGCTACTTCCTGGATTGTTCTATCAGAAACATAAATTATTTCTTGATTGCCCCCAATAGTAATAATTACCCTATCATCGGTTACAAGTGGTTCTGTCAGGAAGATTCTCTTATTCTCTGCATCGACAGTGTATGACTTATTGGGCAAACCTTTATACAATCTTGCCCCATTCTTATACACAGCAGGTACATCAATGAAAGCGAATGGGATATCTATAACCTGCTCACCTCCTACAGCATTACCAAAATTGTATAACCAGTTAACAACCTTCCAGTTATCAATAGCAACAGTATCTGGGGAAGCAGGCACACCTGTAAGGAACATAATAACTTCGTCACCTTCTTCCAGTTCCTGAGCTAATTTAATCTCAGTATCACCAGTAGAATATGTGAAACCCTTCCCATTGAGCTGTGTGAATCCCCCTACTGTAATAAAAGGTATGCCAACGGTATCAAACTCAACTGGTATAGAAGTTTCCCCTCCAGCAGAGGTATACCCAACAACTATATAGGTATTTGTATTAGTGGACTCACTACCACTTGAGGTCATGGATACTTGTACCCAGGAACCTGTAGCTGCCGGGTCATCCGGTATGATTCCAGATTTATCATCATCAACATATAAGTAGTCGGTAATGGTTCTTTTATTACTACGGTTCCTGCCATAAATGCGTGCATACTTTGTTTTCAGAGGGAGTGATTTAAGTTCTATTTCAGACTGTACACCAATAACCATCCCGTACTGATTTAAGAAATCATACAGGAGTTTAAGATTACCTAAGTTACAGTAGACAGTACGAACCACATGGTAAGCATTACCAAGTAGTGCATCTACCATTGGGTCATTAGAACTGTTCTGACAGTAAGGATTAGACCAATCCTTCTTTGCATCAAAGGGGTTGTGTGCGTTCATCGCCATCCTCGTTGTTCAAATTTAGTTTCGGTAATTGAAATACTTCCATTAGCCAGATCGTAATCAACAACCTCACCACAGATGCTTTCATATGTTTGCAGATACTCTGCTGCCTTAGCATTAGCTTCCGGAGTATTCAAACCAGTGTGGTAACGATAACCCACCCAGTTATGAAGTGCCGTCATTAACGTATCTGCTAAGTCAACTTCCTGTTCTTCATCACCCGTAAGTACTGGGTGCTTAGCTTGATAAGTTACGTTAAGTGCCTCAAAGTGTCGAGGTCGCATACACTGAATAGTATCAGGCCGAGGGGTGAAAATTGCATGAGGATCTGAGTCGTCGTTCAGTCTACGTCGATTCCCTGAGTTATCAAACACATTTAGGATTTTAATAACGTCATCCTGGAAAGGTTTCATGAACCCATCCATGATGTATGGATATTGAATCTCAAGAGTAGGCTTAGTAAATCTGGAGTAAGCATATTTGGATTGAAGGGGATAATCAGTACGACCTTCCTTCATCTCCACAATGCAGCTATTAGTCCTCAGAGGGAAACGACTATGCAGTCGTACCAGTCCTTCATTAATAGCAGCCAATATCTCTGGCTTACTATCTGGTTCAATATCTAATCTGTCATCAGTGACTGCACCAGTACCTTTTAAGGTACTTAGTGCCAAGCCACGGTATACTTCCGATAATTTCTGCATGGTTCCTCACACAATGTATGAACGTAGGGGGTTAACACTATCTTCTTCTTCATCATCCCACATTGGGTCACCCTTATTATCCACCATAGTCATACCTGCTTGTGGTTTCCAAGGATTGAGATAACCCAGCATGGAGATAGTATCAATACAGTCATCCTTACCTTTGATTCCATTAATGGTAGCTAGTTTAATCTGGCCCATGAACAGACCCATAATAGTTGAATCTCTCAACTCTTCCGGGAAGTACATCTTACCAGCTTTGAACCATGGAACTACCAGGTTAAAGCGTGACAGCTTAGAGGTTACAGGACGTATACCCGGCTTACCACCTTCAGAAGATGCAAAGTTAAAGAAGACATTACGGTTAATCATTTCTTTCTGAAGGAGCGAAATGAATCCACCTTGCTGCCCTGTGATTTCGACACCAACGTTTTGTGGTTGGTATTCTTGAACCAGACGGAACAGGTCATCAAAGTTTTTATCCATAAGCTGACGATTAGCCACACCATCAACCCAGAACCAATCTCCATTAGAACTATAAGCCCAAACTGATATGACACTATAGTCACTGGTCTGTTTCTCCGATGTAGCAAAGTCAGTTGTAATATAATAGTTGTAGCAGGACTTCATCCTTAATAGTTGCTGTCTGCTATACCATCTAATTTCACTATCCTGAACCAGTCTCTCATCTTCAGAGCTAATACGGAGCATAAGTTCCTGATAGAAGCCTGCCAGCTTACCCGTCTTAACTGCCATGTCATATTGGGCTTTGATGTAGTCGTAGGAGAAACGGTCATCCCATGCACCTTGAAATTCTTCCCTACTACAAGGGAACTTCTCACACACAGGCCATACGTTGACATCCCATGCACCAGACTCTACTGCTTCAATGATAATATCTTCCTTATTAAAGGGAGTACCATTGAAGATTACTTTACGACGGGTAGGATCAAGAGCATGGTTCACACCTTTATAGACGGTATCCTTAATAGCTTCCATACTCGTCTTGGAGTTAGCATCACCATCACTAATCAAGTCATCCAGTACGCATAATGTTGGACGTTTACCATATATCTTCGTACCACGAAGACCTGTCTTAGCACCAAACAGCTTAACACCTAGACGATGTCCTTCTACATTACGAAACTCTAACAGGTTATCCGTAAAGGTAGCTTCAGGTATCCATTGCTGAAGGAACTCACTATTCTTGTAACGAAACTCAATGTTCTTACGTGCAGATTTAGCACCGTTATCCATTGAGTCAGATACATAAATCATTCCTTCTACTTTACCCAGGCTTGGTAAATGCCCGAACACTGCCAGGAACAATGTAAAGTATTCCATGAATACAGCAGTCTTACCTGCACCACGGAAGCACAGATTAACTACATACTGGTTCGGGCTAATCATCTTATCCAACATTTTCAGGTGAACTGGAGGTGTTTTGTTGGATTCACCCTCTTTACCATTAACCAACTTAATAAAGTTGGCAAAGGTAAGAGCAAACTGACTAGGAACATAGTTGGAAGAATTAAGGTGGGAGTAATCCACCTGGTCTAGCCATTCATCCAGTTCCTGCTTAATTAACTCAGACATCTGTAATGTCCTCATCTGCACGTACTAGTTTAGAACCAGCAACCTCTTTGGTAGGTACACCACTATTGATTGCATTAATTTGCTGCTCAGCTAATGCAGCAAGTGTTGCCTTGAGGTCAGTTAATCCAGAGTTCTCTCTCAAGTCCAGATTGATATTCGTTACCTGGTCTTTTGGTTTAGCTAAGTGGGTAAGGATAGAGTTAGCTGCATCACATCTTACCTTCTCACTTGCTGCTGTAGTCATCAGTTCAACCTGAACATTGATTGCCTTCTGATAATTATCCTGGTTCACAATCCACACTGGAACCAAACTTTGTTCCATGATGAGGTTAACTAACTTACCCCTGTGATAAGCAGATACATAAGCACTAATATCTTTCTCGCTGGTTCCTCGTGCAACAAGTTCTGCTTGTCGGTTAGGGAATGTCTTGAAGTAGGCTTCCTTATTGGAATAACCCATGTGTTTATAAGTCACATACTGAACTGCATTCATGTAGTCCTGTGTCTTAAACTTACCTTCCTTCATTACACCAGAGTAGGAGATAAAGTTTTCACGGAAGGACTCAGCAACCAGTTGGTCTTGGGTTATGTTGTTGATCGTGTCTACCAACTCCTGGGTCACACTGTTTTTGAAGTTAGCAGGTAAGGCATTAACAATCTGCTGCTTAGTTAGTTCACTCATACTTATCTCGCTACAAAGTTATGTCTATTAAAGAAGATTCTTTTCTTGGGGTGAGTTACCCCTTGAAGAAACGATACCATACAGTTACACTTTAGTCATGATATAGAAAAAGTTCATGATACTAAATAGTATGTAATGTTCCGATGACCCTATTCCCAAAAGGAGTAACCTTTGAGAATCTATATGAAAGCCCCAGACTCTAGTGACAAGTACTTCGAACTAGACCACACTAAGATTGGCTTCCTTTCAGATGATATTATCATTACACATGATGAAGACACCTACCATGAATTAGCTGGGATGATGCTGTTAGAGAATCGTCCAGGCATTAAAGTCTTAGAACCAAGAGAAACTTACTCTTTAGATAAAACAATTTCATCTCTTGTGTTCTTCACAAAATTACCTCATAGTGTCTCCGTCAGGCGAAGCAAAGACAGTGTTCGGATGACGGTGACGATGTGATTAGTCATGCCGCCTAGTAGACAGTGGCGGTACTCGTAAAGAGTTAATAACTTCTACAGTCAGGGTTGCCCGGCTCCTTTCCTACCTAGTAGGCTAACGATACACATGTATCTAGGGTGATGAACTGACCCGTGATTGAAAACGGTAAGGGGTAGAGTCGAGAGGCTCTACCCCATTTCTTTTTCTGGAGGAATGCAATTATGAGCATCTACGCTTTTGATATTGATATTACCGGAGTACTTCATAAGCAAGGACCTTATCTACTTGGGGAACCAGAAACAGTAAGTAAGTTCATTGCTCCCTGGCAATCTGTGTTCTTACCTAACTGTGAAGAGTCCCATGAGATTGTTGGCTGTCTTTTCTTATCAAACCTACAACTCAATACTGAGATACTTACCGAACCAAAGGTGTATGACCTCACTCGTTATGACGGATTCAATGAGTTCTTCCCTGGTATACGTTTCTATAAAATACCCGGTTGGGAATTGATAGTTGACCATAACGTCTTTAATAAAACACTTTCCATTTACTTCAGACCACTTTCCTAAAGGAAGGAGAATCAATCATGAAATTCATAATGACCATCCCCAGTTTTGCTGAAAGGGAGTCTATGTATACAAATGACTTCTCTTTAGAAGAAGTCATGAATAGTAGCCCCCAACATGTAATCCTAGTTCCTACCTTAGAGGACTACCATGAAGTAAGGGGCCAGTTATTCTTAGCAGGTAATGACCGTAAGGTTGTATGTATTGTCCCACCTTCCGTCTACTCCTTTAGTGATGCATATGACGCTCTACCTTTCATGATGGTATCCGATGAATACCAATGGGATAGTCGCCATAAGAATGAAGAATACCATTACTACTATGTAAGGAAGTAAGTTATGCACTTCTTCGGTTTAAGTAGTCGTAGTACATGTCCCCTTAATCTGGGAGTAGGTAAATCCCCCTGGTTGGGAATAAGTAAACCCATGACCATGTACTATGAACCCTGTAAAGAAGCAGATGAGTTCATAGGAACCTGTCTAATGTTAGGTGCACCTATTACCTTTATTAAGATAAATACTTCCATCGAAGTTCCAGAGGATGTCGCTGTATACATCTTCTCCTCCAGTGAACCTATGGTAGCTACTACTCTTACAGGCAGACTCATTACCCTCTATCCTTCCTCATATTTATCTAGCGACGGAAGCTACTAATGGTTATCAGTAAAATTTATTCAGAGCTACCTGGGGATGAATACACCCACCATAAAGAATTAACTAACCTGGATGCTGATGTACTCATACTGGTTCCAGACGAACAGTCCTTGCATGAACTACAAGGATTACTCTTCTTATACAATAAGAATTCGGAAGTACATCTACTTGAACCAGGAACACCGATGTCCTGGCAGGGTAGCTTCAGTCCTTGGCATCTCAATACGGACAAGTACATACTATCCTTCGAGGATAACACCCCAATCTATAAGGAAAGACAATGAAACTAAACACATCACCCTATCCGGTGCAGTTAGAAGTAGTACTCGACCGGGATACCTTCATTAAAAAGTACAAGAAACTTAAAGGGTATGAGCCAGATTTGGAAGGTTGTAAGGGGTATACTACATACTCTGATAATAAGGTTCTTATGGGCATCTTCTCAGACCCCTTGCCAACGCTTATCCATGAAGTAAACCACTTCTGCTTATGGGTATTCGATTATATTGGTATGCCTATAAACAGTAGTAATAGTGAAGCGTACTGTTACTACATGGATAGCATTCTTGAACAGGTACTGAAGAATGAACGTTAAACTATTAGGTATGAAAGGTACTGACTTACTGCACTATTCCTCTGAACCAGGGAAAGCAATCATTCACATTATGTCCTACGGAACCTCAACGCTAATAATGGAGCCAGGAGAGTTAGCAGACTTTGCACAGGGACATAAGCTAATTACTAACAGTAATGCAGAGATAGTTATCCTGCAAAATGGTGAGTCAGTATTCATACCATACGGTGATTATGCCTATGTAT